ACGTTTCCGGAAGTGGAAACGGCCTGAATACCGTTGGCAAGCGCGGCAGCTCTGTCCAGACCCGACGGGTGAAATGCTGGACGCAAGCCAAACGGAGCAGATGTTGCAGACATCGATATCTCCTAAATAAAGTATCCGTCAGTTAAACACTGGAACGGGACGTACTTCATCCATGGAGGCAATGCCATCACCTTCAAGACTGCCGAGAGATCTACCGCGCGAATCTCGACCCAATTGCTGCTCAGCCTGAATTCGGATTTTGTCCGCTTCGTCTTGGGGAGCGTAGTGGTGAAATTCTTCCATGATCCCTTGGTAAATCTCTTCCGGGATCTTGTACAGTAGCATTTCGTTACAAGCGATAAAGCCTTCGTGTTCCCCTGCTTTCACTCGGTAATTCTCAAAGCCAGGAACTTCCTCGGGTTTTACCGGCGTGTAACCCATCCGCAATCGCTTGTGGATTGGATCGTAGCCATTGGTGGAGGAAAGCCAACAAAGATGAAACCCCGGAATTCCGGGTGGTTTGGGGAGGGATTCTTGCATCCACTCATCTCTGAACATCCTACGACGTTCGCGGCTGCTTGCCAAGCTCTCGTCAGCTGCCTTTCTTTCGTCCTGCATTGCGCGGGACTCGCGGCCACCTGCCGAAAGATTCTTTTTGAGTCGTTCGTCTCTCATATCAACTACCCCTTGTACCGTGCATACGGTCGTATTCCATGTATTTAGCGATCATTTTCTTGCGTTCAGCGAGATTGTCCCACCGCCCTGCTTCTTTGATTGCTAAAACCCGTTCTGGCGACAGATGAAAACCCGCATTACTATCGTTGCGATTGCCATGAGCAGATTCTCTTCCTGAGCCAGTAACCACGGAACGAGGTCTCCGATTGGATGACGAACGGTCATCGTTGGACGAATTGTACCTGTGAGGCAGGTATTTTGTCAATCTATTATCCAGCTCCTCCCAGTAATCGGGGGTCTTCGGATCCCAGCCCTCTTTGGTCAACTGCTCGTCGATCTTGGTGGTGATCTGCGAGTCCATATCCCGCCCGTTGGGATCGTACCAGTCGTTCCGAGCCATCCAATTCGAGGCATGCTTTTTGAGCGTCGGATCCGGCGCTTGCGGCACATTCGAATTCGGACCTTGCTGCACCGCTTTACGCTTCAGCGCCTCGAGCGCTTCCGCTTGACGCCTCGCCTCATACCACGCCTCTTGGGCTTCAGCCAGACCCGCACCGTCCGCCTGCTCGGTCGCCTCTTTGATTTTCATCTTGGCGTACGTCATCCGGACCTGCGAGTCTTCGATCGCTTTATCGAGTCGCGCAAGGTCCGATCCTGCAGTCTTTCGTTCGAGGACCGCCAGCCGTTCGGCCATTCGCTCGTTCTCGCGGCGTAGCGAATTGATAACGTGGCTCGACTCCTCGATTTTCGCTTTGGTCAAGCGCTTTTTAAGATGCCGCTCTTCACGCCTTGCCGCCCGAATCGCTTCTCTTTCCGGATCGACGTCATCAGCATCGTCCGAATCCGCACTAGCATTAGCGCGCTCAAAACCATTTTGCACCCCGATTTGCTCGAGTTTTTGCTCAGTGTTTATCTCCTCGGGCGTCACCATCTCGACGATTGCCGAGCCGTCGGGAGCTTCGGAGACCTGCATCTCCGCCTTCTCGGTCGCATTCATAGGAAGGCCCTCACTTTCAAGGGGTCACTCGTGACCTTGGAGATCACTTCGTGGTCGTTAAATATCGAGAACAGCGCGGTTTCACCGAGCTTCGGGTCGCCGTACACGACTTCCCACCGGTCACCACCCCATTTGGGCATTCTAACGAAGTCGCCCACCTCCACCCAATTGCCTTCTGGCCAGGGTTCGAGTGTGTCGCGCTTCCGAAATGCCAGCGGTCCAATCGCTATCACCTTCGCGACTTGATTGTTCCATTTCTCGGTCTCTTTCGTTTCTTCCACGATAAGTAGCCCAGCAGAGGTCACGGTCTTGCGGGTTTGACGCCATTGAACCAAAATACGACCACCTACGGGTACAGCACCGGGATCAACAGCAGGAAATGCTTCCCGCAAAGCGGCTTCATTCGAAGCCTCCGGTATATCAGTCATCTGATTCCTCTTCCATTAAAAGATTATTTAAGATATCCAGAGCTTTTTCAAGCCCTTGATTTTCCCCAACTAGGCGTTGGTAGGCCTCAAAAGTCGCAGGAGATCCTGCGGCCATTGCATCGCGCAAGCGTTGCTGCTCGTACTTCAGAGCCTCGACGAAGTCCGAGACGTAACGCATGCTCTACTTCTTTTTCATCGAAGACAGTGCACCGCCCGTCGACTTTTTGACGGGGGCCTCGGTGCTACCCTTCGATTGAAGAGACGAACCGTCGAGCTTTTCGCCCATCGCGATCCGCTTGTGGTACGGCAGATTCGTTTTCGACGCGTTGATTTCGTACGAAGTATTAGCCATTAGTGCCTCCTAGTGAACGTTGTGCGCTTTCCTGCGCGGTGAGAGCAGTTTCGAGCTGCTCGGTTTGCAGCCTTTGCGCATCTTGCGTAAGTTCTGCGGACTTGATTCGCTCTTCGGTCAAATTATCGTTGGCGTTGAGCGCAATATCGATTTGCTGCTGGCGATTCTTGGCCAGCGCGTCCAAACGGAGCTTCTCGGCGTCAAACGCAAGGCGACCCTTCTCGGTCTCGGCATCGAGCATCAGTCGCGCTTTATCCTCCTCGGCGCGACGCTTGGTTTCGGCCATCGAGGTCTCGAGAATCACTTGGTCCCCGCCGTCCATTGGGGGCTTCGGTTTCAACTGCTGCAACACCTGCTGAATCTGCTGGATAACGGGCATGACTTTTGCAAAGGCCTCTTTGCTGTCCATCATCACGTGCTGTGAGGCTAACGCGTAAAGCTTGTCCACCTCGCCTGTAATCCCGGCGACGTCATAATCGGTGGGCTTTTTACCAAGCGCTTTCTCGACATACCCATTCATATGACCTAGGTACCAGAGGATCACGTGTTGCTTAATGTGCTCCACCAGCATCGGCATGAAGGTCGGGGCGATCATCGGGTTCGCACCCAACATCGGGTTCATCGCGAAATCCAGGTGCGCTTGGATATGCGCCAGATGGTTTTGGTGCGGATACGCGAACGCCGCTCGTCCGATCGACATTGCTCCGTTTTCTTCTGCCGCATTAATCTCCATCGGCTCGGCCACGGCAGGCATGATTTCTGTGATGTTCGGTACCTTCATCTGTTTCAACACCCGGTGGACCACCGCGCGTCGATCGAAAAGGTCCGGATTCTTGTCCATCAGCGCCAGCACCGCTTGGTTCTGCGCCATGCGTTGCGTTTCGGAGAAGATATGCGGATCCGACACCGGGATCACGTCCGAATTCCGATTAAAATCCTCGCGTTTAACCTCGAGTTCCGCCGGAACGTCGTGCATCACCATTTCGTCGAGGTACCAGCGGTTGATGCGCTGCAACACCATCAGCACCCGCTTTTGGGACTCGTGCAACCGGGCGTGGATCGCGCTGAACACCACCGCACCCTGCTCGATTAGCGCCTGGGTGGTGCCGACTGGAGCGGTGGAGGCGATATCGGCGATCTTTTCCTCGCTCGTGGTCACCACGCCTTTCGCGGCCTCGGTCAGCCACCCCATCAGCTTGAACAGCACCTCGGAGGGCGGGTTGAAAGGCATCGGCATTGCGATCTTTCGAATGTCGTCCACCCCTGGTGCACCTTCGATCTCGGTGACCTGGGTCACGTCGACGTTTTGGCTCTGGCCCGAAATCTTCGCGCCTTTAAGCTTGAGCATCGTCGCCGCGTTGTTGATGTGCGCGGTATCGAGCAGCGCCCGGAGCGCTCCAGTAAGTGCGGCCGACATCCCGCCGATCAAGTGTGGAAACCCGATTGCCAGCGCCCCACGCCAGGGGATGAATTTGAACTCGATGATCCAGTCGAGCTTCGTCCGCGTGTCGTCCCCTTCTTCCCAATTCCGGTACCAGCCGACCACGTCGGTCGTCTGCTCGTCGATCATCAAGATGTAAGGGGCGATTTCGCCTTCGCAAAACGAGTCCCACTCGCAGGACATGTTCACCATCACGTGGTACACACGCCGGAGCCCGTCCTCGTCGTCGGTCCAGGTTTTGCCTTCGACCTTTTGATTCGCCTTTTCGGGTCCAGTAAGCTCCGGCTCCTCGGCAACCCGCGTGACCGAAATGTCGCGATAAAGCCCCGCCTCGATCCGCTCGTTGAACATCTGTTCGGTGATGTCCTGCATCTCGGCGCAGCGGTTCGCGGTGTAGAAGCTCCCCGCCGCGTAGGGGATAATCAGGTTATCGATCGGGACAAACTCGGCACAGGGGCGTTTCTTTTGCGGGTCGTACCACAGCTTCAGAAACTGGGAGCCACCGAGCGGCAGCTGCGTGAGCATTTGCTCTTGCTCGTCGCGGAATTCGACGATCTGGTTCGTAAGCTGCCAGTTCATGAAGTCGCGCTTGCGCTCGGCCCGATTCTTTTGCTCCTCGGTGACGTCCCCCACCACATTCGTCCGTACGGGACCGTCCGGCGGGAAAAGCTCTTTGATCGCTCGGGATTCAAAATCCACGCAGGCTTCGGCCATCACCGGGTGCACGACTTTGGACGCACCCTCGAAATTCGCACCGCCCGGAGCGTCTTTCCCTAACCCCGTGCGTCGAATCCCCTCTTCGTACTGCTTGTCGCGTTCCTTCCGCGCTTCTTTATCCGCTTTGATTAGGTCGATCATTTTCAGCGCGAGCTTCGACAGTTCCCACGACGGTACCGACTCCGCCAGATTTTCGTAGAAATCCGGGTCTTCTTTGGGACCCGCGAACTCCCGCATCCGGACGATCGCCGAGCCATCGGGCTGCTCTTCGATCTCCGCGAATTCGTCGTCCAAGTCGACCATCAGGCCTTCGGTGTCCTCCGGTCCCGGAGTCATCGCTGGCTGCTGCTGTTGAGGGAAAGTGCTAGTGGCCATAGGATGCTTTCATTCGTAACGTGGATTAGGGCTCGTACAAATATTCAGCCGCGTCTCTAACCGCTTGCATAATCTCGTCGTACTTTTCTGGGTTCGCCTGACGTATACCGCGCAATGTCGGCCGAAGATTCATTCCCTTGTGGCTTACGCTGGGCGAGATCATGTCGCCTAGAATTTTAACAGGCGAACCCAACACGGGCTTACCGGCATCAAACGCGAGATCCACGTCGTCGGCAGACTCCAAAGCGTATTCCACCTCGTGACTCAGCACATCAAACGGATCTTTCATCACTGGGTACATGTAATCAAGATGATCCGCGACCATCTTCTTTGTCGATCCCGGTAACATCGAATGTACGAATTCTACGGCTTGATTCTCGTCAAGACCCATCCTTAGAGCCTCAGCGACCAGACCACCCATAGTGGGCGAGGCCTTCGGAGCCACAGTCTGCGCGACCTCTTGTGCTACCGATTGTGCCATATCCTTCACGGGCTGCATGGCCACGGAGGGCATCACCCTTTGCGCGGCTTGGGCGAGTGCACCCTGTAGCACCTGACGCCTGGACATCGGCGTTTGTGCGACCTTTTCGACCACCTTCTCCACCGAACCTGACAGGGGGTTCACCGTGGTCTTCTCGGTCTGGTAACGCTCCATGTCTTTGGCGGGTATCGGGAGCTTCGACTCCTTGGGGCCACCAAGATCGGGCAGTCGCATAAAGCCACGCCTGGACAGGTCCGGGGTCTTCAGGCCTTTGGTGAGCAACTCGTCCGCCATCTGCTGTACGGTCTTTTTCGCGTCACCACCTTTCGACAATCCCTGGACTGACCCCCCGTCTCTGTAGCGCCGCTGCCGCACCACAGTGTCTCGAATGATATCTTTGATCACATCGGGGTTTTCAGCGTAAATTCGGTCGATCTGATTTAACAAAACCGGTCGCGTTGTCGCGAAGCTACCCTCCTCGAATGACCTCTGCCAAGGGATATTTAATCCTACATCCTCATCGGAGACCAAACGATTTCCTTGTCTCAACTGTGCTCGCAAGATCGGAATCTCTGCGGCGTAATCCGGGTCGTAGTCGACCATTTCCAATAGCTCGTCACGTTTGTTCAACGCCAACCGTGGGTCAGAATAGAAATACGCTCCACCAACATGTGCCGGTGGGTGGCCTTGAAGGTTATTCACCCCTACGTCTCGATTAGTCATCGCCCCGGTTTTCAGAATTCCTGGAAAATCGGAGGTTATGTGCCACCCTGTAACGTTGGCGTTCTGTGGAGCAGGAATTGTACCTGCACTGGCTCCGGGTTTGCCAAGTTCATCCATACGACGCACTTTGCGCACTTCTCGATCTACCGACTCCCCGAGGGATTTTAGATTACGGACAGATCCTTCCCGAATCGCTTGCATCTCCTGCGCGGACATCGGAAGCTTCGGAGCTTGTACTATCGGTGCAGCGGTACCCCTTCTCGGAGGCGCAACGCCCACCTTGATGCCTTTAGTAACTAGTTCGTCCGCCATCTGCTGCACGGTCTTCCCCTTGACGCCACCACCCCCAGAGTAGGAATCGAGCGAGTCGGAGTAAATCATTCGACCACCGTCGGAGAAATCCGGCGTCATGTGCTCGATCATGCCGCCCTCGGCGTACCTGCGGAACCGCCCTTCGGGTACGGTCGCCTCGTGCCGTGCAGCGGGAGGGGCGGGGGGCTTGGCGCGTGGACCGGTCATCCGGGCCTGTTGCGCCTCGTCCTGCAACCCCTGCTTGATGATTCCTTGTAACATGAGATCGGCGTGCTGTCCGTACTGCTTGCGCAGGTCTCCCACGAATTGCTCGTACCGAAGCCTATTCACGAAATCGCGCATTTCAGGACTCTGTGCTGTTTCACGTGGAGCAGCGGCGGGAGGGCGCATCGCGCGGAGCTTGTCCAACTCCTCGGCCTCGTTTTCGTTCAGGCTCGGTGCGTACAACGCGGCGGTGATCCCGGCCGTGGGCTTGAACCCGGCCAGCGGCCCGGCCAGGGTGAGCAGGTCCTCGGGGTTGAGGTAGTCGCCAACTGTTTTAAGAAGATCATTGGGCATAAGGGTTCACCCTGCGTGGACGCTCGTCGTCGTAGTAATCCGGCGCGACTTCGGCCGGGTCGATGCGCAAGAAATCCATGTCCTTCAACAGCCGGAGCACTTGCGTGGTGGTGTCGGTCAAATCGTCGCGCTCGGCCTCGGGGAAAGAGCAGATCTGGGAGACGAGCTTTTCCGCCCAGTCACGCGGCTGCCCCCGGTGCACGACCGATTCGGGGATGTAGACTCGGCCACAAGCGATGATGTTCGCCACAATGTGCAGCCGCTGGACCTTGTCCGCTCTGCCCGGATTGTAGCCACGGCAAGGCACCCCGGCGTAGCGCAGGTCCTGGAGGATCGAAATGCCTGAGGCTTTCTCCTCGACCAGCACCAAATCGGTCTTTTTACCGGGTTCGCCGTACACGGACTCTTTGTACTCGTTCACCACCCGAGGGCGCAGATCGGGGTAGGCGAGAAACTCCTCCCAGCAGTCGATGAGCATCACGCATAAAGGTGAATCTTCGCTCGGCCTGAACACTCCCCAGACAGAACATGCGGTCGGGTCATTGATAGTTTTTTCGGTGTAAGCACAATCGTAGGACTGCACAATATACATGAAATCGGGGAATGGCCGATCGGAGTCCCAAAGCTTGAACCACTCGCGCTTGACGATTCCGTAATCTTCCGGGTCGATAACCTCGGCGTAAAGCTCCTGACGTCCGAGTCGAGTTCCCTCGTACTGGGCGATGATTTCATCACGAAAGGTAGGGGCGAGGTTTCCGAAATTCTCATGCGTGGTCCCTGAAGTGACGAATACGCGCGGGTTTTCGAGCAGCTCCCGCACGATCGGAATCGGCTTGGGCGTCGTGGTGACGACACCGCGCGGACGTTGGCCGAGACGCAGGCCGAACATCAGGTTCGACCACATTTCTTTTGCGTTGCGAAACTTGGCGAGTTCGTCGACCCAGAACAGGTCGTGCTGCGGACCGCGAAGCGTCTCGGGATCGTTGTCCGAGTAAATGGTCGCGATCGCCCCGTTGGGCCACTCAAGTCGGCGCTTGGACGGCACCCAATTCGGGCGGTTAGAGGGGTGCGAAATGGCCAGCAGCCCGGACTCACCCTCAATCATCACGTCCCGGGCGTCCCCCGCGTCTTCAGCGATCAGCGCGACGCGTGAAGCGAGCTTTTGTTCCACGTGGAACCGTACGAATTCACCGCCACACCGAGTCTTTCCCCACCCACGACCGGCAAGAATGAGCCAGATCGTCCAATCCTCGCCAGGAGGGACTACTTGATTGGGTCGAGCCCAGGTCGGCCAGTCGTAATAAAGCTCCACCACCTCTTGATCGTTCATCTCGGAAACGAACTCCGAGAAATTGTGCGGATCAATCGGCGTTTTCTTCGCCTTGTACCTTTGACTTGGCGACCGCCTGTAATCGCTGGGCAAGTCGATCACGGAGTCCCTCAATGTTTACATTCTGGTTAAGTGAGCCCGATACCGCAACGTTAACGTCTTTGGCTCGGAATTTCGCGTCGTACCCCATCAGCGTGAACTGCAGCAAGGAGTCGGAGAACTTCTTAATCGTTTCACCAGTCTTTACACCTTGATGCACCAACGGTTCGTCATGTCCGATTACTGAGCGACGGTAAGCTTCGGCTTTCATCGTGTCGACCATTTCGAGTTGGATGTCTTCCATCAGACGATCGAAGGTCGGATGTTCAGCCCTCCACGTCGTCATCGCACCACGACTGACATCAGCCGCCGTGTACGCGTGTCTTAAAGAAAATTTCTCGTTTGCGGGTCCATCCCTGAACTCGGCCAGGATCTGCAACATGCGATAGGCTTTGGTACGCTCATAACGGCGAAGCCGCCCCACGCCCTCAACACCTGGGACGCAGAATTTTAGCGATTCAGGATCATCCTCGACTCCACGCTCCTTAAAACGAACACGGTCTTGCTTCACCATTTCGTAAAGCATCGCGTACGTTATCCCCGCGCGGCGTCCGTATTCCCGCAGTGTTTCTTCACCCACCGCGTCGACGTCCACCACCGGCAAAGGTTCGATTTTCACTCCAGCCATGACGCGAAGTGTACCATAAAAGCAACACGTTCCGCAACTGTTCCGTCAAATGTTTCGAACTCACCTTTTACGCGTTTACGTGCGATACCGAGGTGTAGCCCTGCGTGGTGGATGACGATACCTTGTCGTCTGGAAGTCTGCAGGTGTAGTACGGGTGTGGTCATATCCGTTCCATCGTTCCACCACAATGGAACAGCAATGGAACAACCCCACTGGTCCAAAGGCCCCGTCCCTCGGGGCTTCTCTTCAAGTACCCTCTTCTGTTCCACCGTTCCATCTCATATCCCCCCATATTCAGGTTTTCGAACCAAAAATATATACGTATATATGCATGGAACAATGGAACACTTGGCTCTCTGGTCCGTCGTACGGGGCTTTTGGCCGTTCCATCTGTGTTCCATTATGGTGGAACGATGGAACACTTCTCGGCTGCTGCCAAGACGGCGCGAGACTTATCTCGGCCAGTGTAGCGAGGGTGCTACACACCGCCCGGGGAGGGCAGATCCACGAATCTTACCACGGCTGGTGCAGCGTGTCAATTAGGTGTTGGGTTTGTGTTTCACGTGAAGTTTTTTGGTCTATGCACAGCCCTCGGACGCGGAGTTTGTGCAGCGTCTCCTCGTACGGCACCTGCATTTCGACCAGTCGTGCCGCCTCATGCCCGGGGATCAGGAAGAATTCCTGGCGTTCGAGCACCTGCAGCCCCAGGAAGCACCAAGCACCGTGCCGGTGCGCGGACACCGCCCAGTTGCGCTGCCCGGAGGTCCACTTTGGGAGCCGGAGAGGGGTGCCGGGGCGCTTGGGCAGGTCGGTGAGGACCTTGAGTTCGATCCAGCCCGAGACCGCGCGGAGCTTGTACAGCGCGAACCAGACGTCCGGGGTGTCGCGCCCAACCTCGTTCTCGACTCGTTGGGCGAACCAATGACCCCCGAGGCGCAGGTCGAGCCAGCCCCAGAGGTTCTTTTCCGCGCTCACAATTGAGCCCTCATCCCGGCCAGCCACCACAAGCGTCTCACCTGCGCATCGGTGACTGCCCACCCGTCGAGCCTGAGCATCGCCGCGATTTTGCGGTACCCGCAAGTGGGGTAACGCTCCGCCTTGGCTTTCATTTCTTGGGCGACCCGCACTAGGGCCATCTCATTTAACCGTTTTGCCATTTCGCACCTCGTGAATTTGTGGGGCCGAAGCCCCAGGGTGGATTAACGCCAGCCTTCCTCGGCCAGTTCTCGTGCTTCGAGCGCCAAATCGTCGGCCTGCCCGTACTCGACGTAGGCGTCCGACCCGTACACGGGGCGACCGGTGGCCCAGGAGTCGAACCCGACCGGGAGCTTGTTCAGGTTTTTCGCGCGGACATTGAGCGCATCAGACATTTTGCAGGCCTTTGCCAAGGCGATCCCCTCGTCCCGATCGGTCGCCACGTGCAATTCGCGGGTGTCGCCACGATCGTTGCAGCCGCGAACACAGGCCGCGAATCCGTACCGCTCGCCACGCGGGTTGCTGTAGTCCGCGCACTCGGGATCGATTCCGACCACGACGACGTAGGATACCACGTTAAAGGCGGTGTTGCTGGGTGTGAATGCTTTCATGTCTGTAGTCCTCTATGAGTTAAGAATTAAGCCCAAAAATCGCAAAAATCCGTCACGTGCCGCTTGACGATTGACCGTGCTACCTGTTCCTGAGCGGCGGTTAACTTCCCGTAAGCGTCAAACGCTTTCAGGAGCTTGCCTGCCATTATGTTGTCGCGGCGTGGAAGCTCCGCTACGATGTTAGCGAGTTCGTCGATCAGGGCGACTTGCTGGAGCTGGCTGGTGTTCATTTCGTTGTCCTCTATTGGTTAATGTCCTGCTACTACCGAACCTCTATTATAACACCGGTGAAACACCCAGTCAAACTGTCAACCCCAGTCGTCCGACGAACGGTCAGCCTTTCGACGAACGGCGGAGCGCGTTCACGATCCGCATCGTAGCCACCCCAGCATTCGGTGCTCCCTCGACGAGCGTCGCGTAGTCGATGCCGTACTGGGCGCAGAGCCTTGAACGAGCGTCGGGGCACTTCCCGGCCTCACGGAGCGCATCGGAGGCCCAGTCAGGTACATTAGCCTTAACCCGGGGCTTCGAATGCAACGGAGGTACCTTCCGTGGGCTCGACGGGGCTATCTCTTCCGGAGCGACCTCGGGCTTCGTGCGCATCACGGCCTCGAACCCTCGGAAGGAGGCACCACGCGAGACGATTTTCCCACCTCGGATTTCGGTGCCGTCCCAGGCACGGTACGTTTTCGCATCGCCGTCGAGTTGGCGAATTTTCGCCCACCACGGAATGTAAAAGGGGTCTCCGACTCCTCGCGGGGCGTGTTCGTCGATAGCGAGTTCAAAGCTCATTGAGTCCTCCACGAGGGCTTGGGTGGGTGGTGCCGCAGGTTCTCCGATCGCACGGTGGGTGCCATCGGGTCGATCACCAAACGGAAAAGGCCAGTTAACCACAGAGGTTCTCCTCGACCCAGGCCTCGAGCGCTCGGAAAAGCTCCCAGCGGTCGAAGGGTTTTTCGCCCACCGTCCTGAATTCAGCGTCGATGTCCTGCCCCGAGATCGAACAGTCGAATTGGTAGACTCGACCCTGGTGCAGCATTTCACCGGCAAACCGCCCCTTCGCGAGGCGGATCCGGACGTTTGCGGGTTTGGTGGTCATCATGCTCCTTTGAGGTAGCGGCGCAGCATGTTGCCGAGGTTCATGCGCTGCATGCCGACGTTGAGGTGAGCGAACCGGGAGACCAAATCGGCACGGGAGAGTCCCATCTGGGTCGCGACGAAAGCGTACACCTGCTCGAGCGTTTCGCATTTGCGAAGCTCGACCGCCACGAAATCGCCCTTGTCCATCGAGCGGACGACTTGGCCGTTCACGGTCTTGCTGTAATTCTGGTAGAACTGCAGGTAGAGCGAATCCACCACGCCGTTCTTGCGCTGGTCGAGAGGGAGCTTTTGACGAGCAGCAGCTGCGGCTTTCTCGGCTTTCATCTTCGTGACCGGGCCTGTGCCATCGGCATCGTAACTGCGCACTACGGTCTGGGGAGCGCGGACTTCCTCGGCCAAGACCGGGGGCTTGACTGGGGTCTCGACGATCATATACAGAGCGGAATTGCGGACCTTGTACTCGCGACCATTGCCGACATCGGCCACGGTGGTCCAACCGCCTTTGACAGCGAGGATCTTTACGAGGTCGTCGGTGGGGATTACACGAGCGGTGGTGATGGTGGTCTGGTTCATTGCGTTTTCCTCTATCGGTTTGGGTTGAATGTTTACTACTAACGAACCTCTATTATAACAGTGGTGCGATACTTTGTCAAGCCCAAAATGGGTTTTGAACCTACCGCTCGTCGGATCGGATGAACGGTATTACTCTGGTTCACGTTTCGCCCATATCGCGTCCCTGAACCCTTCGTAATGCGCAACCCAAATATAGCCGATCGTTTTCTGATCCAGCGTCTCGACTGCCCCACTTTTCATCAGGTCTAAGTACGCCTCCCTGCGTCCGTTAGCATACGCTGCGGCCTCGAGGTGCGGTTCTTCCGAGTGTGACATATCTCGGGTCATTCTTTCGCTTCCATGATTTTTCGCTTCCCGTAGATAATGATGCTTCTCATTTCGGGTGTGATTTTCGGCAAGGGAGCCCAGGCCAACGCCCAGTCGGCCCAGGTCCCGATCACGCACACGCCACTCGGGTTCAGAAGCAGCATTCTCACGCCCATCGGAGGCGGGTGCTCCAGCGGTGACCGCCACGTGGCTTCACCGGCGATGTAGCTCTTCACACCCGGGATTCAGCAGAGACGAACCAGCGCTTCACGCAGTCGTTGGTTGAGTGCACCTGGACCTCGTCCACGCCGAGCCATTCAGCGAGAATCATGGCGAGTACCGCGTTAGTCTTGAATGGCAGCGGCATCGTGGACCCCACCAGCATTTCGTACACTTGCGATGCGGTCAGGCCCTCAGACTCGTAGAAGGCGATCGCGTGAATGGCCTCATCTCGGGTGTAGACCTTTTTTACAGGTTGAACAGGTTTCGCGGGTTCCGAGGTGTCCTCGAGCGGGAGAGGGAGCCCGACTTGCTCGAACGCTCGTCTCACGTCAAGCTTTTGGAACGTCAACGCCTCGTGATCGTCGATGGGCGGGGTGGTTAGTTTACCTTTTTTGATGACCATTGGCATTAAGACCTCTATTAGTGTTTAAAAACGGGGGAACCCTGTGCGGATCCCCCCCAAATTCGTCGTAAACCCATACAACAGGAGACGCGGACCGAGGAAGGTCCGCACCACTATTATACCAGAGCGAGAGCCGCAGTCAATGCATCGCGTTTCATCCGGGCACCGGCACCGAACCAAGCAGACTGCAGCCGAGTGTCTGTGCTCGTGGCTTTACGCTCGTGGTCCGTGAACCGGGTGATCGCGTTGACCAGCCCCCAAGCTGTACCCTGCGCGGTGCGGGTGTTCTGGCCGATGCCGTTCAGGTAAATCGAAGTCACGAGTTCGAGCATCGGGCGATGCGCGTCGAGGTCGACCTCTTCCTGGTCGGGGTAGAGCACGTCGAGGAAATACTTGGTCGCCTCGGCTTTGGACACCGTGCGCTTCGAAAGCTCGACTGCGTCTTTCTTGAACCGCTCCCAGGTCCCGCCGATCAGCCCGAGGTCGGCCTTAACACGTTCTGCGTTGAACTTCGTCGAATGCGGAATGCGGACTTGGCCCTGACTTTCGCGGAGCGCAGCATTTAACGTGTTCTGGCATACGGTCCGCACCGAGGTAAACTGGGCAACGTTCGCCAGCGTCCCGTCGCACGAAGTCGCAACCTGAACGTAGGGGCGAATCGTGTCGCCACCACCGACATCGAACGAGTCGTCGATCCGAGCGAGCGCCCAATAGGTGGCACCACCACGGAGCATTCCGGCGGTCTCCATCTTGAACCCGCCGATGTCGATCAGGTTCCGGAAGAACTCCATCACTTCGCGTGGCTGGGTGATGAAGTAGTTCGAGGACATGACCGAAAGCGGTTTGCCGGTGTCCGAGCGATAAAGCGCCCAGCGGTTGGGGACCGTATTCACGCAGACGGGGTGATTCTCCTCGTCGCGCACTTCGTACTGAATCGCACCCTTCTTGACTTGCCAGTTAAACCCCGCTTGCTCGATCCAGGTGTCAAGAGACGCGTTCGCGTCCAGCTCCTGCCCGAGTCCGTGCCAGGGGGTGCGACCGACGTAAGCCATGTTCGCGCGACCATTTGAAAAATCGAGTTCGTGTGCCATTTTGCTGTCCTCTATTGTGATTGATGAACCTATATTATAACACCAGTAGGACAACTCGTCAATGAATCTGGCCAGTCGTCCGACGAACGGTAGTTAAGTGTTTTTCTCTTTGAGTCTTTCCTCGATCTCCTCGGCGAAAGCCCAGAGATCGAATTCTGGTTTTCGCGCGGCGAAATAACACTCGTCGATGTCGCGGTCGGTCAGCCCTACCCACTCGCGCTGTTTATGAAATCCGGCGCTGTTGAGGATCTGCTCTAGACCGGGACCAAAGACCTTGGTGGGCTGCTCGCGAATAGCCTTTTCAACGCTTGATCGCATCTGGCACTGCATCCCGTCAATAAATCCGCGCTCGTAATCCGGCCCATCTGCTGGTGTCTTTGCTGATATGTTTTTACTCATTGGTCTTTCTCCTAGGTTTACTGTCGCTAAACAAAACTGCTTATCCATTGGTAAAGGTCCTTGGCCCAGAGAAGTGAAAGAAGCGCCGCCATCCCGATCGCATAGGCCAGGAGATCTTTCGCTCCCGCCCAGGCGTCCGTGCGGCGGTGCAGCAACGCGGTTTGCAGCCGGTCCATGTCACCGCTTTGATCGTAAACCGGACGGGGTACGTACGTGTACCCGATCCGGACCCCTTTACGCGTCGTCACGTATCGGGGCTTCATCACACCAGGACCATCGAGCGGATATTCATCTGTTCCACCGCTTTCTGGTGCTCGGCAATCCACTTCGGCCCAAGGGCATCCTTCACCGCTTGCGAGTCTAACCGACTCTGGGATGAGAACGTAATTTCGACCTGGAACTGCTGGCCCCTGTAGACGGCTGCACCCGCCTCGCGAAAGCTCTCCTTCAGCGCTTTCTCCCGCGCCACAAGCTCGGCAAGCTGCTGGCGGACCCGCGCCAATTCGTCGACCATCTGCTCGGTGATTACTGGTGTCTTCTTTGCCATTTTTGTCCTCTATCGGTTTGTTTACTGGAGACTCTATTATAACACGGGTGCTACAATCTGTCAATCCCCCCTCACTTCTGTAGCCGGTTTGCAACGAGTGTGGCATATCCGGCGATATCCGCCCACGAGTCAACGTTCCGAGTGTTTCCATTAACGATCCTAGATATTTTGTGTAAAATCATCGCGAGCGCCTCCCTCTGGTAGGAGTCCATCGTGGTGTAGCTGCGCCCAGCCCTAGTTATGTCCTGCATCGCCTGGGAGATTTGCGCCTGTTCGGTGAAATCGCCGTATTCGGAGCCTCGCTCCTCGAGTATTGCATTGAGATCAACATTCATAATCTATCATTCTCCTTGGTTAGTCATCTTCGAGATCCTTGGCGATTTGATCCCTGAGTGTAGTCGCTGATTTTACGAGCTTATCATACGCTTTGGGATTATACTCTTGAATCTCGCGCAACGTCGGTCGCAAACCCATTCCGCTTGGTGGCCTCTTAGCTTCGGGAAACAACTGATCGGTGAGGATTTGTAAACGAATCGAAGAAGGGTCATAATCATAGTACATGTCGATATAGGGTTCAGGCCTTTTGATGTTGGAAGCTAGGAGTTCCGTCGTAAACTTGAGCGATTTTGGAGTATGAACGTCGCTCGGTGGCATCGAACGATTTACAAAGTCGACCAATTCTTGCCCTTTAAGCTTCATGTTTAAACCCTGCGCCACAAGACCCGGGATGGTGCTTGCTGTTTGTGGTGCGCTAGTGGCCGCATCAATAGCACGTGATAGAGCACTGGTAGGCGAGATCCCAGGTAGCACTCGTTGTGCACCCTGAGCTAAAGCACCCTGAAGCACTTGTCGTCTAGAAACGGGAGTTTCCGCTATTTTCTCGATGGCCGATAATGTTGGGTCCTGCGACATCTTTGCTGCTTCAGTAGCGGTCACCGGTAGATTAGGCGTCGAGGTTGGTGAGTCAAACACACTACCTAGAGACATGAATTTACGCCTGGACATATCAGGGGTTTTGGTACCTTTAGCCGCGAGTTCCGCAGCCATTTCAGCCACGGTCTTCGTTACTTTACCGCCGCCGGAATAATCATGGTTCCCCGCGTTAGGATTTGAGGAATGAAAAATATCACGAGCTATCGACTTCAATTCACCGTATTTATTGGGATTGATATCTTTAATCTCACGCATTGTGCGGCGAAGACTCATCGGAGAATCGACTTTATAAGGAGTCACCAGCCGCCCGAAAACATTCATCAGACTTTCGTCGCCGACGAATTTATCATGCATCATTTGCCAATCCGGATCTTCGACGTATTCCGATGGATTTCGCATAATGTCAGGCAATAAAGATATGTCGTAGGCTAGCTTTTTGGGGTCTGCCTCTGGCATCGCGGACTGCACGAATCGCATGATTTCATAATCACCCATTCCCATCTTCAGTCCTTGCGCTACTAACCCACCGATAGAGGGTGCCGGAACATGTCTCATCATCGATTTCGCAAATTCAGATGCTACATCTTTGACGGGCTGCATCGCTGCGGTAGGTAGCATTCGTTGCGCACCCTGCGCCAAAGCGCCTTGGAGTACCTGCCGTCTGGAGACGGGAGCCTCCGTTATTTTCTCGATAGCCGATGACGCTGGGTCTTGCGACATCTTCGCCGCTTCGGTGGCGGTCACTGGCAGATTAGGTGTCGAGGTCGGCGAGTTAAACACATTACCAAGAGACATGAATTTACGCCTAGACATATCAGGGGTCTTCGTGCTTTTAGCCGCGAGTTCCGCAGCCATCTCAGCCACGGTCTTTTTCACCCCACCACCCCCGGAGAATAAAGCGACCGATCCACCGTCTTTGTATCTACCCTTGAATCCTTCCTCTAGATTCATCCCGCGACGTTTGGACTGATTAAGAATCTCCTCCGCTGCTTCCTCTCCGGTACGACCCGCGAGGATCTTCTCGATCAGCTGCTCCACCGTCGCCGCACGGCCCAGGGTGTTGGGGCCAATGCCCTTCTGGATGCCGTAGGCGTTGGGGTCGGTGAGTGCGGGGACCGCCAAATGACGAAGCAGACCCGGATCCGCCGCCTCGAGCATGATCGGTTCACGTACCGGACCTGCGATACGATTTAACTGCGCTTCTTTCAGGCCTAGCACCCCGGTGATCTGGTCCGGTGTCATGTTAGCCAAGTCCACGGGTTTCAATGCCACCGCTGCGTCGAAAATCGGATCGCCTTTACCCTGCTGCAAGATGTCCATCAAGGGGCGAGCCAGCCAGTCCGTTTGTTCTGCACGATGAAATAATTGAGGCGATCGACCCCACGCGCTCACGACCGGAGCGATGTTCTCGTAATCGCCGTGTCGCAGACCGTAGGACATCACGTTACCCAGCCTGCGCAACTCGTTAATATCAGTGAGTCCCGTGGGACCTGAAAAAGCTCCTGCGGCACGAAGTTGGTCGTAGAGTGCCGCATACTGCATGGCACCGAACCCCTCACCTCCTAACCGACCAGCATTCAGCGCCCCGATATCGTACACACCGACATCATCCGGAACGATTTTCGCCCGTTGCGCATTCTCGGCACGATCGTACATCCGGCGGTAAAGCTCGTCGGCATAACTACCGGTGGCTAAATCTCGGTCAGGCTTCAACTCAAATTGTGACAAAATGTTCCTTGGATTCGAGGGGTCTACCACCTGCTGTGTTATTTTACTTTCTAGCGGCAGCTTTCCTCGCGCCATCCGTGCTCGATCGTTCGCGGGCAACGAGGAAGATGAATAGCCCGGAGACTGTGTTAATAGTCTTACCACTCCCGTCTTCTGATCTCTCCCGAACATCTCCTTCATGTTATACTGCTCGATGATTTCATCAGGGCTTAGCCCTTTCTGCGCTCTGGCGAAAGATTCCGGGATGCGCTTCGCCCCCGGGATATTCGCTATCATGCGAGTTCCAGCCCCGACTTGATTCATAAGGTCCAAGAATGTGAGTGCTTTGCTAGGTCCCGCCATAATACACCTCGTCGCTGGCTCTGAGTGTCTGAATATGCACGTCTACCGTGCGCTGAACATCTTTGCAGTATCCACCGGCGAGATTCCACACGAGAGGGATCTTAGACTTCCTGGCTGCGCGAAAGATCCCGAGGTCACGATTTCGCAGACCCTCAAGAGTGAGGTACCCAGCACCATAAGGGTCCTCGATCCATGCATCAGCACCGGCTTGGTACATTATTATACTAGGCTTCGACGACGAAATCAAGCCGGAGGCCCACACTTCCCAATCATGAGCGTTTGGCTTGTAGCGCGAGACGAACGATCGCATATCTAGATTCGTCACGTGCCGCACTCGGTCGTGCGTGGCCAGCGCCCCAATGACATCGTCCGTCCCATCCCCGTAGTGGCCATCACCGTCGAAGATTAGCGCCGGTCTGATCGCTTCGCTGCCGAGCGCCGCGATCATCAACCCGTTGAATGTGCAATACCCGCCCCCGGAGTCGAACCCCGCATGGTGGAAGCCCTGGGTCGCTGAGCATGCAACCTCCGCTTTCTTTTCGCTGACGTGCCGGGTCGCAGCCACGAAGTTCGCATTCGTGTACCTGAGTGTCTCGTTAAGCACCGGGTCGGTATTTCCGAATCCATTGGGGGTCTTGCCCGAGAACACATTCACCACGTACTTAATTGAATGCGCGGCGATTATCTCGACGTTCTTCAACGGTTCAAAATCGGTGAGCAGTGGTCGCGCGGCCTGTCGCACGAACATCGGGATCTTGCGATAAGACGGAAAGTCGAAGTCGCAGGACTGGCGGAGATTGTAAAAAATCGGGGTCATTAAGTTCCTCTATGTGTGTTAAGACCCTAATTATACCACGGGCGGGGTATCCGTGTCAACATCCGTCTCCAAGTAGTACTCTTTGAGCTTCGGATCCGTAATCGACGGGTACTCGCGAGTGGTGAACCGGAATTGGCAGACCGTGCATGCCCTGCGACGACGCGTTCCACCATCCGCGTTTTGGTACACGGTCGTGACCTGGGTGATACCGCCACATTTTACGCATTTCATATTCCGATCTCCTCGCTCACGCAGCGCACCGCGAAATCAATATCTAATTCCTCGAAAACCCCATGCCACTTCTGCACACAGCGGTCGAGCGACGCCTCAAGACCCGATTGAACTTTGAGTGCGTTCTGCCCGATCCCGTGGTCATGCAGGAACCAAATCGCCTCGATCAAGTCCGCGATCTCCACGTACATTTCGATCGGCGTCCCAGCGATCCGACGCTTGTCGGCGATGTACCCCGGGTCCACGACCTCCTCGGAATTGTCGATGATGTCCAATCCACCCACCTGCTTCAGCACCCGCTTGTAGGGCGTAGGGGTGTCCCCTGTGCGAACCTCGACCATATCGTGCGAGAGCGACCAGTGCATGAGCCTCAACGCGTACTGGGGATCGAGCAGCTGCTTGTCCCTGCAGTGTCGAGCGAGTTGACCGACGATGAGGGTGACGTTAAAATGATGCTCCGCAAGATTCTGAGTGCGCGAGACGTTGACGATCTGCCACCGTTTGACGTGCGAAGCACGGAGTTGTTCAGCTAGAGAAAGACCCATCCTGGTCACCTTATCGCTTTAAGGCGCTCGAGTCGGTCGATGATCTGCCCACTTTCAAGTGGTTCGAAGTTCTCGAACTCGAAGTGGTCCACGGCACGACTGAGCGCCTGATTCCATATCTCTCGCACGAACTCTCTGGTGTGCGAGTCCTGTTCACCTAATAATTCGCCGAATCGGCGAGTATACCAAATCTCGAATACTTCATTACGGTTTTTCATCATGTGTATGCCTCATAATACGGGTTTGAGAGTCCACGGCCCAAGTACGTCCGACATTGATTACCATTTTTTCGGTTACTGCCTTTTGAATATCGATACCGTTAATCGCCGCTAGATCGAGCAGCAAAATCATTATATCGGCAAATTCTGCCGCAGCCTTCGGGTTACGGGCGTACTCACCCACCTCCTCGTAGAGCTTAAGCAGAATGTCAGGTGTCTGTCTATTCGGGAACACCTCGTCCGCCCAAGTGGTCACCACGTGCTGCAGCCGCCGGATATCTGCCCCTCCGCGCTTGGCGAATGCGTTAACGGATCGCACAGCCAAGTCTGCATTCTTCTCGCAATTCGCGAGTACCCCCTTGTGTTGGTGCCTCACCTCGAAGTTCGCGACCGCCGCGCCGTTGGCATCTACCACCACCGAGTCGTTATCTGGGTGAGTGGACCAGGGGAGGGGGTTTTGCTCGTTGGTATGAAGTAACGAGTTCATTATAAATTCATTCGCCATGAGTTAAGCTCCTGCTTTGTTGCGTAATCGGTAACGCTGCCATTTCGACACGATCTCTTTGCGCCGCGCCGTGTAGTTATCACCTTCGGACATTAACACCACCGAGTGAATATCTGGACCTAGACCCAGCCATTTAATTCGAGCCCCGGTCTCCTCGATCGCGTTCACGATCGATAACAGGTACTGTTCGTCCTGCACATAATTCGCGAAGTTCAGGAACACTTCACTCGCGCCCGAAAGGTCGATCGCCTCGAGGATCTGCTGGCGACTGAATGTAAAAATGCGCCTGGGGAGCTTGGTCACCGTGGTGAGTTCGGTCGGCTGGCCGATCTGCTCGAACGAAATCTCGGTCTGGTCCAGGTGTCCCGGCCCACTGAAGCCCACCTGTCGCCCTTCCGAATCGAATCGATTGGCCACCCGGATCGGGTAGGTCCGCGCGGTGCCAACCACACGACAGGAGGCCTGATTGAAGATCGCCGCCGGGATTCCACAATCGGCCAGGATCTGGAAGGTGCTGACGTCCCGCGAGGTGGTGTAGGGGTAAAAGCCGTGGTACATGGAAAGCCCCACACCCTGTGCACCCTCGATTAGGATATGGGTCGAATCGTGGATCGCTCGCGTGTACTGCTCGGTGGTGCACACCAGATTTACGAGTTCCAAGAAATCCTTCGCGACGGCCGGTTTGTTCGGCTGCCGACGGATTCGGGAGATCATCGCCGCGCCCACGCCCTTCTTGGTCGAGCCGATCGCCGTCATGCTTTGCGCCTCCTCTTCCAAGTGCTCGTCAGTCACCACCGCTGCATGCGGGTGAATCATGATCTTGATCTGCTTTGCCTCGATTATATCCTTGCACTGCTCGATCTCGGCCAGGAGCTGCGCCGGATTGATGACCGAGCCTGGACCCAACAGTACCCTACGAAGGTAGGGGGCTACAATGCCGTTGGCCAGATGCGTATGTACGAACTTTCGCCCTCGGGCATCAATGAACGTATGCCCCGCGTTGGGTGCCCACGCGGTAATCACCGTGTCGTAGCCCTCGTAGGTGGCGAGGGTGCCAACTATCAACCCCTTACCTGTGCTACCGAATTGAAGGTCAATGACCAAATCGATTTTCTTCATCCTTTTGCCTCGTACCAGTCTTCACCCAAGCCCCAATCACAGGTAATCGGTACCCGGAGCTTGATCGGGCAATCGATACCGTTAAACGTAGTGTAAATCTGCGCGATCTTCTCGGCGTGATTCAGCGAATCCTTATCGAGCGAGATCCCGACCTCGTCGTGCACGGACAACAGCAGCCGCCCCACCCCGTGACCGGTTAAGTAGCGGTGCAGTTCAATGAGCTTCATCTTCATGCAATCGGCCGACGTCGCTTGGTAAATCAGTCCCGACGCCTTGTGGACGAATTGCCCACCCGGAAATCGGATATGCCGCCCCATGATCGAGTGCACAAACCCGCGCTCTTTGGCGATCGAACTCGCCTTGCTCGCCATGTTCCGCATCCCGGGGTTCGCGGCGTGGTATCGCTCGAAAAGCTCCATCGCCTCGGGTCCCGCCTTCAGGTACGCGTTCCCGTTCGGCCCCGTCTCCTCGGTGTAGGGGAGTCCACACTCTTGGGCCAGTCGCCCGGAGCCCATATTAAAAGCAAGCCCGAGATTAATCGCCTTCGAGGAGGGACCCCCGGCGTACTGCGCGTTCCGGGGAATACCGGTCATGTCGGACACCAACTGGTGGAAATCCAAATTCGGATTCGCCCGGTAAGCTTCCAGGATCGACGGCACCTGCCCGTAGTGATTCGCCACCCGGAATTCGAACTGCGACCAGTCGAGCCCAAGCCATTTCGCGCCGTGGTCCGCCTTGAAGATCGGGCGCACGAGCGATTTGATCGATACGTCCCGCGACGGGATTTGCTGCAGCGCTGGATTCGTGATCGAGAGCCGCCCGGTGCCGGTCCCAGCCTCCGCATCGTTCTTGGTCTGGTTGTAGTTGCAGTGTATCACCCCGTCCTGCTGGTGTCCGAGGATATGGCCCTGAATGAAAGTGTCGCGGGTCTTGAGCATTTTGCGGAGATCGAGGATCATGCTCGCCGCTGGGTGCTTCATACGACGCAAGCAATCGGCGTCGATTGATGCCTTTCCGCCATCAGTCTTCCCTGCCCGGGTCCCGTCGATCAGGTACCACTCATTGTCTTCCCCTAGGGTCGGCTTGAATAGCTCCGCGATCGATCCGGAGGGGTTCGGGTTGATCTCGAACCCGGCCTCCGTATTCAAGTCCCGCTGCATGTCGTTGATGCGCTTCGTGAGGTGTCGGGAGGCTCTCTCGGCCATATCGACGTCGACCCGCACACCCTCGGTCTCCATGTCGATAATGACGGGCATTAGTTCGCGCTCGAGATTATGGACTCGATGCAAGTTCTGCTTCTCGATCTCGTCGCGCTGCCACAAATAAAGCTTTCGCGTGACTACCGCGTCCTGGATTGCATACCGCGCCACGACCTCTTGAGGAGCGCGTGAAATGTTCGGCATCTGCGCGTTGCGTGTAGCACGACCCCCAAATATCTTTGCCAGTTCATCGTAGATCTCCGTGTCCTTCTGCGCCCCAACGTATTTCCGCGCCAAGAAATCCAGCCCGTAGGTCGGTTCATGCTCGTTGATTAGCGCCGCCCGAATCATCGTGCAATCGATCCGGTCGGTCGGAATTCTCACCCGAGCTTCACGCAGGAAGTGCAGGTCGAACTTGAAATTATGCCCGACCCACACCCCGACCCGATCTTCGGCGATAAGGTCGCTTAACCAATTCAGGATCTTCGGCGTCGCCCGTACATCCCAGTACCCGGCGGTGCCGTCGGGAAGTGCGATCGAGACTCCGAATACCTCATCCTCCCACCACTTCAGGCCGGTGGTTTCGGTGTCCACCACCAAGTAGGGGATTTGGCCGTCAATGCGTGGGATGTTCATCAAAATGGGATATCGTCGTCTATATCGTCGAAATCCGTCGCCGCGTTCTTGCGACCCGTGTTGGCACGGTTCGAAGCGTCCTTCGGCGTGACTTTAATCGAGAAGTAGCGCTTCCCCTCGATCTTGGACCCGGGTCTGCCAGTGTTGACCCAGGCCGAGACCCAGAAGTCGCGACCTTCAACGTTGAGCGATCCAGTGAACTCGGGGTGCGAGTCTGTGGTCCGATTTTCATTCCGCATCAGCAGACCGGAATTGGTGTTGTCGTACTGTTTCATTAAGTCCTCTATGGTGGTGAAGGGTCTATTATATCACTCGTGGGATTATCTGTCAATTATCTAGGTTATAGCCATTGTAGCCCTCCACGATATCTAACACGTCTTTGCTGCGCGTCAACGCCACGTACCACACCCGGATCTCATCGTCGGGCTTAGTGTGCGCATTATCCGCCACGCGGTTCGTCATATCCGTAAGTACAATGACGCGATTCGCCTCATGGCCCTTAGCTGCGTGAATAGTGGAGAGTCGTATAGTCGGCTCCACATCGATGTCGACCTCCTGGTAGTAATCGATAACGCGGTGTGGCATTTCGATCGCGATATAGAAGGGGGATGCCACGACTGCCATGTAATCGTTTCTTTCAAGCGCTGCCTTTGTCTCCCTTGATCCCACTGCAAAGAGAGCCGATCGATCAGAGTCTGATAGACGTTTTCCGTTACGAATCTTGTTGTAGGATCGAAGGCCAACGGCGTACCGATTCTGGAACATTCCCGGACGGCCCGATTCGCGAACATAGGGGATGCGGCGGTCGATAAGCGCGTTTTCAGCCTCGCGCATAATTGAATGCGTCCGTGCCAAAACCAGCGTATCCTCGCCATGTTCAACATCAACCGACGCCATTGACCCATGGTTCCGTACTGTGCCTGAGCGTCCACAAGAATCGAACTTCTTATCCACGCGGAAAAGGACTCGACGAATGAGGGACTGGGACTTTTGGTGCACTGCAACAGGAAGTCGATGCGAGAGCGAGAGCACAACGCTATCACCCTTATGCTTCGAGCAGAATTTTGCCATACCGTGTGGATCAGCGCCCGACCAAGCATATATTGCTTGGTCATCATCCCCCGCGACAAAGACCTGATGTGCGCGTTTTGCGAGCCGCTCAATAACACGCCACTGCAAAGGTGAAAGGTCTTGTGCCTCGTCGACGAAAAGGACCTCAATCCCTTGTCGAATAACTCCCGAACTGGCTCGCTCAAGCATATCGGTGAAATCGTAATAACCGTAGGTCTTCTTCCAGTTAGCGTACGCGGAGACGAACATCTCGTATTCTGCACGAGTGCCCGGACGATCCGAAATCTCGTAGATTTCGGAGGGGTGACTGAAGGTGTTTCGTGCATAGTTAAGAAGATCAAAGTAAGCGTCCCCGTCGGTGCGCTCTTCATCGTCCTCGGGGGACTTGCCGACGATCGGAATGCCGGTGACTTTGGAGAACTCACGCAGCTTGATATGGTCCACCACCTGAGCTTGCTTCAACCCTAGGGAGCGAAACGCCATCGCGTGAATCGTCGATACGTTATCGGACCGCTTCAGACCGAGCCTGGATAACGCTTCGCTCGCCGCTGCACGAGTGAACGATAGAAACGCTATCCGCTCGGCCTGGACACCGGTCTCGCGTGTGTGCTGCACTAACCGCAGCAACTCCGTGGTCTTACCGGTGCCAGGAGGACCGTAGATGGCCCGGACGTGCATCAGTACTCGGTTTCACCAACATCGGCAGCATCGTAATCGTTGCTGACCTTGACGCCACCGGACTTGATCGTGGTGAAGAGCTGGAGCGCACGATCGTAAAGCGATTTGTTCACGAATCCTAACGGTGCAATGTTGAAATTGTAATAGGACTCGTTCCGCGCGTTGGTCTCCTCGACCGAAGACAACGTGTAAGCCCGAGCGAACGAATCCATGTTGGTCATGCGCACCAACGAATTCCAACGCTTGCTGACCTTCATCTTCGACTTGCTCATCGAAAGCACAGCTTCGGTAACCTGCCCCAGGTGATGCACGAGCACAAAGTGTTGCGCGGTATCTATCGCTTCGAGCCCATCTTCACCTAGCTTTGAGATCTCGGCCAGTGCATCCTCGCGGGTGTTGAATGCGCCCCGGAAGCCATTGCTGCCGCCGCCACCGAGCTTTCGATCCTTCCAGATGAGGTATTGCTTGGTGTAGAACACCGGAATCACAGTGACCGACTCGCCGTAAAGCTCGCGGGTCACGTTATTGAACAGCATCCCCTCTTCGGCTCCTTCGATGTAGGAGGAGTCCTTTTTGTTACGCGCCGGGGAAAGCGCCTGAATCACCTCGATTCGAGGAATGATCATGTCGTCCGTCGTGATGTTCTCCGTTCCCCGCGTCATGCCGGTCGGGAGCCACTCAGGAGCGTCCGTAGTGACAATATCAACATCGCTCTTTGTGGTAGTTACTAATAATTTAGCTTTCGCCATTTGTGATTACTCCATTACAATTAACAGACGGGACCTCCCGCCAGTATTCAGCTTTCGCCGAATTCGTTCCTATGCCTTCGTAATCGAGGCACGTGTAAAAGGGGAAACGTTCAGAAGTTCGTCCGGGTACGCCTCACCGTTCTTGACCATACTCTTCACCGCAGCTTTCAACGTCGACGGATTCACGGTTTCGGCGATCAGGTCCGACCGACCGTTGTCGCGCAACCACTGGTAGAAATCGCCCTTCTTGTCCGCCTTGACCGACACGTGCATATCTGCGGTAAGCGACACCCGCCCTACCCCGGTGACGTTGATTCGGTCGATGCCCTCCTCTTCCATCTGCCCGGGGATCTTGGTGATTCGCAGGAAGTCAAAATGTTTGTTAAGGTCCTTCGTTTGGGCTTCAAGCCGGTCCTTCTTGCTCTGGATCTCGTGCATTCGGATTATCAGCTCGGTGAGCTTCAATCCGTCATATATCCGGAATTCCTCGTTGAGCGCGTCTTCAGATGACATCTTCCACCTCCGTCGTATCGATTTCTACAAGGACCAGAGTGTATACCCGGTCTCGGTTATTCCACTTGAGCACTGGGAACTGTCGGACGCCCTGAGCTGCCAATACAGCGAATACAATCCCCGTGACAATTGGGGATCCAGACGGTGCGATATAGTCACACTTCGGGTCAAAGGTTTCGAGCTTCGATCGAATGACGTGTACCAGTTTACGGTTATGGACCGAAGTTCGTACATTCGAGACCTCAGACGCGGTTAAAAATGTGGGCTCTCCCCACCGATCGAGGTCGGTGTAGTTAGCGGTGGTGACCTCTTGGGTCACAAATACTCGGGATGACATCGCTCTATTCCTCTATGTAACAGGTTCCTATTATACCACTAGGAGAGTAATTGACGTAAGATATCTCCGTTTGCATCGTTAATGCTTCGACGCACGTACTCGGAGACGTCTTTTTTGCTCCGTAGCGCATCGAGCACAACCTCGTCCACCGACCCTTCGCACACTAGATCGATGTAAGTCACCGACTTCGTCTGCCCTATTCGGTGCGCACGATCTTCGGATTGGTCACGATCGGTGAAGGAGAATGAATTTGAGAAATACACCACGGTCTCGGCTCGAGTCATATTTAGACCCACACCGCCCGTTGCTGCATTGCCGACCAGGAATCGCGCCTCGCCACGTTGGAATGCCTGGACGTTATCGTCTCGCTGCTGCTCCCCAATCTCGCCGTGAATCTCGACTACGGATCTGCGGCCGTAAGTCTCGCGTAAGGACTCGCTCACCATCGCGATCTCCTCAAGGAATCGACACCAAATGATCACCGCGCCGTCAGTCTCCTCCATTATCGCCTTTAGCTCTTCGACCTTCGGATTCTTACCTGAAACACGACAATGCTCGTACTTGTTCGGGTTATAAAGATCGGGATTGCGCTCGTACGTAATAACCCCGCCACAGATCTCCTGTAGTCTGAGCATCCGCTCGAGCACAGACTTGACGGTGACGCCCCGGTCTCCGGACACTGCTTTATCTTCCTTAGAAATCTGTCGATATAATCGTTTTTGCTCATCAGTCATCTGCACTTCGCGCACGGTAAAAACTTTCGGGGGCAACTCGGTAAGTACCTCGGACTTACGCACCTGGAAGATAAAGGGGGAAATCAGTTCGATCAACTCATCCAGATTCTGGTATCCGACGATCTCCTTTCCCTCGAATCCACCCATCACCGCGTAGCGATTACGGAAGGAATAATAATCTCCAATACCAATAATATTTGGGTCTAGGAACTCGAATTGCATGAAAACGTCCATCGGACCATTCGCTACCGGGGTGCCAGTCATGATGAACCGGTACTCGGCTTTGCGGCCGAGCGAGACGCAAGCCTTACTCCTTACCGCCGAATGGTTCTTGATCATGTGCGCCTCATCCACCACCATCGCGGCCCGAGTCGAGACCATCAGGAATGCGTCCGCGTAGTTTACGGCGGACCCTGCGGCGAGAGACTCGGTGCCGACGATAAGAATCTTGAACCGGTCGACCGTCGTGTTCCATTTCTCGAACACTCTGGGCTTAGCGGTATCGAGCACCAAGATATCCGCGTCAAAGGGCAGATGGATGCCGATCTCACGCTCCCAGTTCTTGCGGGTCGAGAACTTAGTAACGACCAGGAGACGGTCTACCTTTTGGTCCAAGTACAATGCGCCTAGCAAGTCCAGAGAGACCTTCGTTTTCCCCGTACCCATGTCCATATAATACGCAAAGACGTTCTTGTCGAATGCACGGTCAAGAGCCTGTCTCTGATATGGCCGAGGAGTCGTTCGGAAAGTATAACCAGCCGGGAACATTGAGCCCTGAACAGGGCGGGATTTTTCGAGAGCCGCTTGAGCTGCAGCAGAAGCTCGGTCAGTGAGACAACAGCTCTGAAAAGCCACGAGTATATACTCAGCATTAGCTCGGAGCGCAGGAGCAGTCCAGACTCTTCGACGAGAATCCCAACGACGATTAGGAATCTGCCGCACTTTTTCCAGAAGCCAAGGCGGGGAAGAGACGATGAACCGTCCGGTTTTGGGATCATAATCGATACTCGTTTCTTTAGAATTCGGTGGTAAATTCAGGCTCATCGACCTTGACCTCATATTCCTCGGTGATTGGAGCGTACCAGACGTTCAGGGTCTTGCCACCCGGTACGCGGATTTTGTCGTGTGAAGCGTTGCAATCGCGCCGCAGCGTGGTCCACAGATCCATGCCGGTCTGGACCTCGGCTTTATTACGCTTCAGGTACTCGGAGAAGGCGGTTCCCCGGAACACCACGCAACGCGTCCCATCGATGACCTGCACGATCGGGATGTTGCGAAGCAGCGCTTTACGATCATTGGTATCCTTCCCGTCCTTGGACAGGTCGGCCTTCTGCACGAACTCGGCGAACTTCGCTTGCACGATCCCCGACGCCGACGCCTCTTTCGGCACCTCGATCGTCCGGATATTCGGTACCAGCGGATCCAGCACCCGGGAGCGCCAATTATCGAGGGTGATCTTCGGGATGTTTATCTTGAGTCGCTCGAAAATGAGCGTACCCATCAGGCTCGGGTCCCTCAGCACTACGGTCGGGATGTTCGAAATCAACTGCCCGTTGACGTGTATCCCCCACCGGGGCGGGTCCGACAGGTACTCGATCAGCTCCGAGAACTGAGGTAGCGCGTCATGGGCGTCGAGTTCTTTTTTCTCGTCCATCGAGATCCCGAACTCGCGGGTTACACATACCTTACGATCGCAAAGCGACTTACAGGGCTCCTCGGCGCACCGGTACAGGTAGTCGCGCCGTGAGGCGGAACGAATAACCTTTTTCGCTTCTGCGTTCCCGAGCGGTTTATCGAACATCGTACCGTTAAGCGCCACCGCGTCGTCGAAAAAGTTATCGGGTCTCGCCCTCTTCAGGTACACGGTGACGTTGTACAGCGCCTCATTCCGAGCACCGGACTCGACGCCGGAGTGGATCATCTTTTGGATACAAGGGGGTGCCTCCAAGTGCTCGCGAAGGGTAAGCTCAGCGAGTTGCTCGACAGTAACGCGCTTGCTCTGTGCATACTGCAGGAAAAGATCGAACGAGAGCTTGTTACAGTCATCGTCGAATCCGTACCTGAGCGTCTGCTCGGCGTCGAAGTAGCAAAGGTTAATCCAGTTACCCAACGCCTTCTCGCCACCCGAAGTGACTAGCGAATCCTGCTTCGGGAAGATCTCGGTCTTGTGCTTGATCCCCAGCACATCCCGCCACGACCCGAGCACCCGTCGCACTTGCTTAGCCGGGAGGTACTCCTCGCCAAAAAGGTACAAGTGTGCACCCCCGCGTTTGGTCCGGCACATCACCAGCGGGAGCCGGTACTCGTTAATCTTGGCTTGCAGCGCCTCGAAATCGATATCCTCCGGCGACTCGTGCTTGTCCACATCTATCGCCCCGAACTTGCAGGTGCCACCGTCTGTCACCGGAACGATCCCCAACCCGATTCCACCCTCCAGGTGCTCTAGGTACTGGTCGTTCGAGACCTCCCCTTTAACCGTCGACATGTTCCCGGAGACCGGATCCCATCGCCCGTAAGAGCGTAGGTTCCCCGAGAATAAATCGGCGAAGTCGTTCACTAACCCTTCCATCCTTTACGTTCCTCTATCTATTACTATTGACACCACCTCAGTGGGCTGGTATAATTATAATACATCTCTCCCCGGAGCGCAAGTCTTAGCATTGCTCCACCCTTGTTCCACCGTTCCATCATGATGGAACACAGATGGAACGGCCAGAACCCCCGTCACGCAAGGCCTCTCGGCAATTGTTCCATTGTTCCATGCATATATACGTATACTATTCGTGTTTTCGAACCTGAATATGTATATATATTGGATGGAACAGTGGAACAGGAATACCACTGCCTCAGAACGTCCGTCCGACGGGGCCTCGGAGCCAGTAGGCTGTTCCATCTCTGTTCCACCGTAATGGAACAATGGAACAGTCCTAAGGGGTTCCAGACGGCAACCCTGCTCCACGGGCCACATAGGTCGTCACCGGGATAGGGTTCATGCGGGTGTGCGAAATAAGAATCACAAGGAGAGCCTCTCGGAGGCGTTCAAACCCCCGGTGGCTACTAACATAGCTTGCTACCTCTGCAAGCTCAACGGAGACCCCAAGGAATCAGTCGGAGACCCATCCTCGCGTCCCTGGGTGTCCTCCGGGTATTGAGGAGTGGGCTTCCTTGCTGCCGCTTGACTTCCGGCGAGTGCTCCACCAATGTTCGCCAGAGCGGATTGGGATTTTAACACCGCCTCTTCAGCCTGCAGGTTCCGCATGATTCCCTCGATCACCGGATCCAGTCCCGTGGTCGGAGTAGTGAGCTTACTCGCTACAGATTGTGCCGTCTGTTCCGGCATCCCAGTTATCCGGGGGAACGTTGCGCGGAGGGCTTCGAGCGCCGCTTGGACCGGGCTTCCTGATAGGAGCGCACGAGCAGCGCCCACTCCTGAAGCTCCTTGGGTGTCGAGGTCGGCGTCGATCGCAGTCCGTCGAAACCCGGCTTTCTCGGTGTTGAGCATCTTAGATTCCTCGAGAAGTCGGCTCTTGAACTCGTCGAATGCTCGGTCGTCCCTGAACGCTTGCCGTATTTTGGCTTCGCTATCCTTAGGGAACACAGTCCGTAGCGGGTCCGCTGCACCACCCCCAGCGCGGAGTCTTTCGAGCATCGATTGCGCGATCCCAGCACGGTAAGCGTCGTAGACCGAGGGATTCTGAGAGAAATCCGCGATCTCGCGCCGCATAATCATTTCAGGCGACTGGTACACGCGTCTACCCTTCTCCATGGCGTCCAGCATCTCGGAATCCCCGGCGTACTGGAGTCTTGCCTGTCGGTACTGGGGTGAAAGCTTCTCCATTTCGCGGACGAGACGGTTCCGCATGTCCATGTAGGTCACGCCCTGGTGCGACACTTTACGGGTGATCGAGTCCGTCTGTGCAGCGATCAGATCGTCCAGTGCGAGCTTCGTCTCGTGCAACCCACGGAGCACGTTTTGGGGATTCGAAATATCGATCCCTTGGTCTTCCATCCGGCGCTGGCCGACCTTCATCGCCTCTTTAAACGAGGGTAGACTCGCGAGCTTAGCTAAATCTTGCGAATTCTGCGCGGTGAATGTGGGGGCATTCGACCACGCATCCGTGTAAAGCGCATTAGCCGATTTTCGCCTGTAATCGAGCAGGTTCTGGACGTCGGTGTAGAAGTCTTTGCTGCCCGACATTAAGGTGCGGAGGTCATCGGACACCCGGGGGACTCGTCCTACCTCGCGCTGTACGAGGGCGCTCTTGGTTATATCTCTCGCCTGTCCCGGTGCCTGGGAGGCACGACGAAGCAGGTTCGCGGTGGCTTCCCCGACGTCGGCCAGGGTCATTTCACCACGCTGTACCGCTTGGAGTGTGGCGAGTGCCTGCTCCGGAGTCTTGCCGTCCTGCTGAAGTGCCCGGGCGATGACAATGTCTGCGGCTTTGTTATCGTCGCTGAATCCCATCGCGGTCTTTAGCGCTCGGAAGGAGGGCATCACTACGTACTTGCCGAGCGCCCCTAGCCCACCCGCGAAGAGCGACCCTTGTGCTGCACCCCGGGTCATTTCGGCGGGAAGTTCACTCAGTGGCTTCTCGGTGGTTCCAGCTGCGGTGATCGCACCCTGCCCCGCACCGTACCCCATTGCTCTGGGGATCGAGGGGGAGGAGCCGAAGAGGAACTGCGCGAGTTTAGGTGCCAATCTCGCCGGGACTTGTGGAGCCAAAGACGCCCCACCCGTGAGTACTGCAGGGACTGCTGCACCGGCCACCTCGGCCAATGTGCTCTTTATCGGGTGCTCTTCTTGGTACTTGCGGAGTGATTCGCGTTCGGCTTTGACGAGATCCGAGTAGTCGCCACCACCGAGCGATCGAGCACGAGCCATGGCTTCGTCCGCGAACCCCATCGTAAGGCCCTGCGCGAATGCGGCAGGCATACCGGAGAGATTCGGCTCTTCGCGCTTGACTGGCGTCTTCGGAGTCCAGCCCTGTGCGCTACCGGTCTTTCGTGCCACGAATCGCTCGATAGTCGCGTCTCTCGCATCGTCCGGGAATTCGTAGATGACGCCATTGATCAACCGCTCTTTAGCCATTACTGTGTCTCCTTACCGCTGGCGTCGACCTTCACTCGCGGAGCGGAAAAATAGGTGGTGTACGGTACCCAATTCGGGTTCATGATCAGTTTACCGTTTTTGTCTCGAGCAGTGATAGGATTAGCATCCAAATATCTCCGCCACTCAGAAGTAGCACGAGGAGTAATAGCACCGTTAACCGCCGCATAATTGGACATATAGTTCTGGTAATCGCGGTCGCGTAGTCTTTGAGCCAACTGGAATTGGATGATGGTGTCATTGCTGCTCGGCTCCTTGTCCGAGGAGAACGTTCCGAGGCGCATCATTTGCACATCGATGTTCGACACGTTGGAGTCACCCGGGATCCGGTTCTGCTTCGCGGCCAACGCAGCTAGTGAATCAAACTCATTAAATTTTGCACGGTCGCCAGAGAGCAATTTAGCGGTCTCACCGATTCCGTAACCCATTCCCTTCACCATTCCGGTGTTGATCTGTTTGTTAAGTTCCAGTGCGCGGCGTAGGTTATTAACATCGTCGTCAAGTCCCGCGAGGAAGGGGTTAATCTTTTCGGACACGTACTTGTCTGCAGCTTCCCGGTCCCGAGTCTGCTGTTCGGCCCTCTCTTTGGGCGTCAACCCCGCGTACCGGTCGGTAGTATCCAACGGTACCCCGGCTGCTCTCGCGGCCTCGGCGACTGCGGGGGTGTTATTCGTACGGCGATTCTCTTCGATCTCCTGGCGCAAACGGTCGGCTTGAAGCTTCGCCGTTGCGATGCTTTGAGATTTCGAAGATTCTTCAAGAGTTCGAGTGCGTGTGACGATTTGCTCCGCGCGTTGACGATCGCCGATCTTTAGCGGGTCTCCACCGAAGGAGGCCAGCGCTTTTGCCACCTCGGGATTCTCCTTACGGAAGGCCTCCCGTTGCAACTCGGCTTGGGCCGATTGCCGACCCTCGGGGGTGCGTACATCGACTCCGAGTCTCGCCGCGACGTCGGTTAGCGGTTTCGCAGCCTGTGCCGATTTGAATGCTGCGGGGAACGTGGGGTCGGTAAGTTTAATGTTCGCACTTGCTGCGAACTCACGCATCTCAGGTGTGGCCTTGTCAATCGCCAGTAGCTCTAGAATTCGCCCGATTCCTTTCGGGGATCGGGGGTCTAGACCCTCGGATTGTACTTGGAGCTGAAAAGCGGTGAGCTTCGGGGTAAGCTTCGATGCAACGTTGAGGCCCAGTGTTGCTGCCTCCTTCTCTTCTCGAATCGCAGCGTTTGCAAGTTCCAAGCGCATTTTCGCGAGTTCAGCTGCACGGGATTCCTCTCTGGCTTGAGCTTGTTGGTAAGACCCCACTGCGGCACCGAGCGATTCACCAAAAGAGCCGGTTCTTGTGGGTGCTAGGAATCCTTGAGCGAGTGCGAGCATCGTGGGATCCACTCGCCCCTTACGGTTTTCGAGTGCGGCTTTCATCGCTTCCCGCGCCGCCGTCACCTCGGTCATCGCTGCTTTGTAGGCTTCGGTCTCCGCCCCCATCGCTTGTCTACCGAGCGCGGACAAGGATACCTCCCCGAGTTTATTCGGGTCGATTTTGAGCATTTGCGCCAGAAGTGGGCTGTAGCCTTCCGCGCCTGAATCTCCAGCAGATGTGGTCATGTTAGATATCCCCGAAGTCCTTGCCCCACGAATTGTCGACGTTCGTAGCAGGCGACCATTCTACGTTCGATTTATACCAATCAGAAAGTGCACCGCCACCATCGCTGCCCGAACCAAAAAGGCTCTTGAAGGTGTCGGTAATTCCTTGGACTGCCGAAGTACCCCCTGCACCCGCCGCGAAGAGCGATCCGAGTCCGGCGATTTGCGAGAGTGGCGAGGAGGCGTAGGCACCCGGCATTGGTCCCTTGAAGTCCTCGGTCACTGTGGTCGGAACCTTCAAATTCGCGAAAATGTTTCCAGCACCGGTAGCCGCAGCGATTGGTGCAAGAAGCTTCGCCTGCTCTTGCGCTTGGCTCTTCGTGCCTAGGTCAAATTGACCGGTGATCGATTTAATAGCTGCGTCCAGGTCCGCTTGCCCGAGACCTTTCGTGGTCTCCGCTGCGGTTCGGTAGAGTCCGGCCTGGGTACCTGCGGTCTTCACCGCTTCGTTGTAAGCGTCCGCGAGCGCTCGAGTCTGCGCACCGGTAAGATTCGCCTGGACGTCAGCCCCCATCTGTCCCATAGCTCCGAGCATGCGTTGCGACCCAGTACCGCCTGTACCTCCGAAGAAGGCTTTCAACGCTGGGGTGAGGTTCCGCTGCATATTCTGCTGCGAGAGCCTCTCCATCTCGTCGATTACTCCCGGTACGCGTGCTCCACCACCCTCTGGGGTGAAGCCCGAGACGAAAGGGTTCAGGTATTGGGCGATTAGTTCTGGGGTTATCCCCTGCCCAGCCATTTCGGCCAAATCGGCCGCATCGGAGAAATAATCGCTGTACCCCTCGAGTTCGGTGGCACCCCGGGCCAACGCTGAGGTCTGCAGCGGGTCGAATCCAGCGACCAGTTCCGCACCGGTTTTCGGCGTGAATACTCCCTCCGCCGACGTTGTACCAAGCGCACCCGATCCGGCTTTCGCTAGATTCTCCAGGTATGTATTATACCAATCAGGGCCTGCTGTACCGATCGTTTTTTTGGTCGTTACGTCAGGTAACGATGATCCTTGGGTGAGGCTCATTTGTTCGCTTCCTTAAAGTACGCGAGTGGATTCTTGGCGGGTGGTGGGATCTTCTTCAAGGACCCCGATCGCTTGTGCTTCCTGATCGCTTCTCGCATGGCATCCAATCTCCGTGCCCCTTCTTTGTTCGACCCATCACCCAGTGCCGCTACGATTTCTGCATCGAACACGTACTCACCGTCCGCAAGCCTCGCCGGGATCAGGTCGTCCTGCCCACCCCCTGCGCCCTGCACGTAGTGCGAACCCTTGTGCGGAGTCCCACCGGCTGCGGCTTGCAGCGCCGAAGGCATTATTATACCACCCTGGGCGTACTTTTGGACAGATCCCCCGTTTAAGTATGGATCGAGTACGCTGTCGATTGATGGTTCTTTACCGTATGCGTAATAATCCATAGCATCCTTCTTGGGTATTTGGGGTTCGACACCTGAGGCGCGGCGCAGCGCGGACACCGCCGCCGTGTCCTGCTGCTCTTGGGAGGGGAAAAGAAACGGAAACATCGCCGCGATTGAGGGCAGATCGGTGCGGAATCTTCCACCTAGCCACGCCTCTTCGGGCATCTCAATCTTGGACGTCGCCTGTGGACCTTGACCGAGCGTCATCCCGCCGCCTGAGGGTTTCGGTGTCGCGGCTTTTTTAGAGGTCGGTTTTTTCTCTGCGGTCTTCGTCACCGGTTTAGGCTCCGACACGGTGAGCTTCTCTATCTCCTCGGGAGTTAGTTCTTCCTCGGTCTTGGTGATGGTCTCGATCACCTCGTTATTTACCGGGTCTACCTTGGTAATGACCACTTCACCCGAGTCGGAATTCAACACGATTTGCGTGTTTATCCCAGTCGTAGTGTCCGTGGTGACGTTTGTGGTTACATTAGAAGTAGTATCGACCGTGGTGGTGGAGGTACCATTTGTAGTCGTCGTCGTCTGGGTGGTCGTTCCCAGCGTCGGATCGGTGGTAACAGTCGTCGTTGCCCCAGTATTGTTGTTCGTGGTTACTTGGGTCGTGACGTTTGTGTTTGTATCCGTCGAGGTCTGGGTGGTCGTATTGTTGTTCGTGTCCGTAGTCGTATCGGTCGTCACCCCAGATTTGGTATCAGTACCAGTTATTACCCCAGATTTGGTATCAGTACCAGTTATTACCCCAGATTTGGTATCAGTACCAGTTACTACCCCAGACTTAGTATCAATACCGGTCCCCGCCGTAACTGCGGGTCCGGTCGCGGTGGTCACCGAGGTGCCGCCACCCTTCACTACACCTGAAAGTTCACCAAGTGTGAGGTTAGAGCCGTCGGCTTTCGTACCCACCACGGTGCTGGTATCCACACCCACCCCGTTCCCGGTGATTGCGGCTCCGAGCGCGTCGCCGAGGGTGATCGTACCGCCTGAATCGGTGTTACCTACTACGGTGGAAAGGTTATTAACACTCAGGCCTTGAGTGGCCATCGTGTCTGCTGCATTGTTCACGGCGAAGTTCGACACTAACGTGTTCGCGGTCTTCACCGCCGCGTCATCGCCCATGATACCGGAGAGGTCCTTCGCGATCGATTGCCCCGCAGCATTAAGATCCGTAGCGGAAGTGAGCGATTGCACGATAGTCGACGCTTTGTCGCTCCCGTACAGGCTTTTCAAGTTATTCACCGCGTTGCTCACACCCTGGGAATCTACTGCGGCTTCACGCAATTCGGTAGCGTCCTGGACCCCGGAGACCGGTGACGTCGTAGCTGTCGTGCTTTTCCCTACTGCAGCACCTGCTACCGCTTGAGTGAGTGCCTTGTTCACATCGATATCGCGGCCGAGAGCCACATCTACCGCTGCTGAGGCGAAGCCCTCTTGTCCACCCTCGGTGACTCCCTCAGCACCGACTCTTCCGACGCCTTTAGAGATCACATTGTCGAGCTTACCGAGCGCGAGATCGCCGAGCTTACCAATCGTTAACTGCACTGCCGCTTCAGTAGCCCCAGCGGCGAACCCCGCTTTGCGAGCATCGGCAAGTGCGTCGTTATGATTTTTACCGGCCTTTACCGCATCGTCGTACGCATCAATGGCTGCGCCACCTGCGGTGTCTTTGGTGTCAATAAGTCCGCTGGCCACGAGCACACCACGCGCCGTGCCACCACCGAGGAAAAGTGCGGGTAGTTCTTGGCGAAGTTCAACCGCCGTTTGTCTCCCGAGTCCGCTCGTTCCATCGATGATTCGACCGGCGATCACTCCGAGCTTTTCGAGGCCTTGCGCTTGGTCCACCAGCTGCAGGGTGTCGTTCCAGTTCTTAGTGTCTTGTGGGCCGGCGCCGATTGACTGCCCAAGCTTGATTAATTCGTTTCCGCCCTTAATGAAAGCGTCGGCCACAGGTTTGTTATCAAGCATGAGCGCGGTGCCACCGATCACATTCTTCTGCAACTCCCCTGCGGCTTCGAGTGCGGTACTCACCGACTGAGTAATCGGGGAATTTGGGTTATTCTGCAGGTAAGCGTTCGCGGCGTCACTGCTGAGTTTCATCTGGTTCGAGAGTGCATTCGACAGATTCTGGAAGAACCCGGTGGATTCCGCAGGCTTCGCGCTTTGTGCAGCAGCGAGTGCATTGGCGGTGTTAAGAAGCGCGGCTTCCTGCTCGGCGGTCTTGCCCGAGGCCACACCCCGACCACTACCCTCAACTGGGGTAAGACCCAGTTTTGGATCTTCTTGGAAGGTCGCAGTGCTGTAAAGCTTTCCTTGGTAATTAAAGGTGGAGTTAGGACCGAATGCTTCTCTCGCTGCAGCGTAGGCAGCGCTGAAATTCGGAGCGTTTGAGATCTTCTCGCTCACCGCCTGAGAAGCACCCGCTCCTGCGAACTCACCGGCTCCTGCCTTGATTTCGCTCGTACCCACGGCTTCCCCCGCACCCATTCGCACCGCTTCTTGCGCATTCGCGATTTGGGTAGCGAGCGCTTGCCCTGCGGTAGCATCCACGAGATCTGGATCGTAGCTGGTGTCGCGCGAAGTTGTAACTGCCGCTGGCGCTACCGCACCGGTGGTCACTGCCTTTGAGACTTCGAATGCGGTCTGGTCGTCTGCTCCTGCGGCTTTAGCAGCGGCGAAGGCCGAAGCTCCTAAATCCTGCTTGGCGTCAAGACTTTCTTGTCCGGCAGTAGAGAGCGCAGCGACCTGGGAATTCGCGGTCGCTTTATCGATGGTACGAGTGAGATCCCCAGCTGCCATTACTGCTGCGTTAAAGTTACCGCTCTCCACCGCTCTAATGACCTTAAGTGCGGTCGCGGCGGTTTGCATGTCGGTACTGCCGGTGAGCTTCGACGCCGAATCCAGTGCTCCGACTATGTCCCCGGACTGAATCTTCGTAATCGTACTCGCGGCGTTGAGTGTGTCGCCCAGCGTGATGTTACCACCTAGGCTAGTTCCTGCTAGTTCCGCCCCCATCGTGGTTCCGGCCAGGGTGGAGAGTGCACCCATGACGTTGCCCTTCTGCGCGGCGTCTGCGGCTCGAAGCACAGCGGAGGCATCCGCGAATCCACCGGCCCCCAATAGGCTCGCCCCAGCACCGAGCACGTTGCCTTGGCTGGCTGCGATCACTCCATTTAGCACCCGAGCAAAGGGCGCGGTGGCAGGAATGAAAGAAAGAATCGTTAACGCAGGTCCGACTTTATCAAGATCGCTAGTGCTGACTCCAGAGGTCGTGATCTTGGGGCCACCCTCACCTAGCATCAGGTTGTACATTGTCCCACCGGGTCCGGTGTAGGTGGAACCAAAGGTACTGTAAAATTCTTTGCCGGTCGGGTCGATCAGACCTTGTCTTTGCGTAGTGTAGTTACCCTGTTCAGTAACCTCGGTGTCTTCGAATGTATGGGCTTTCAATCCACCCAATTGCTCAACGTTCGTGATCCCGGAGTCGATTAACTGCCTCGCCATGTCTATCACGACTTGTTCAGCAGAGGAGGGGGCACGCCCCAACACCGCCGCCGTTTGGTCAAAGTCGAAGCCTACCGATTCACCCTGAGTACCATAGACACCGCCTTTGGACTGCGAAAGATCGACGAGGGGCACCAGTTGGCTTGCTAAGCCTAACACCTGCTTCGTGTCGTAGACGTTCCCCCGGTAATCGGTCATTTTCGTCGGATCACCGACCGAGATCGGAATTCCGGAATCCTCTTGATACGAATCCTGCTGTGTAAACCCGTTTGAGCGTTGTAATGCACCTCTACTCGATGTGTCATTGGTGGTATCGAGTGCGTTAGATTTCGTGCTTGATGTTAACGCACCGGCAGTTGCACCACCCGTGTTAGATGTGGTGCTCGATGTTAACGAACCAGCAGTTTCACCACCCGTGTTAGATTTGGTGCTTGATGTTAACGAACCGGCATTCGATGTCGCGCTTGTTGGCGTAACGGCCTTCGCTCTTCCCGAAGCAGTGACAGTTCCGTCATTATTAACATCCAATGGCTGATCCGCGACATTATAAAGCGTGCCGCCGTACAAGTACTTTGCAGCCTCCGCTTCCTCAGCAGTAGCATAGTAGGCAACAGTGGGCGAACCAGATATGCTTGGGATGACTACAGCGAAATTTCTAGTCCCAGTAGGTCCCTTATACGGATCTATTGTAGCTAGGTTCTCTGAAAGCTCGGATTTTATACCTAGAGTCTGCGCTAATGCCTGATCGTTGGCCAAACGTTGCTGTGCACCCGGTCCCTTAGTCGACGCAAATGGGTCTTTAGTCCAATCATAGGCTGAACCTAATTTTCCGGCAGCCACATCGTCGAAATTAATCCCCAAGTTTGAGCCTACACCAGCGTAGAGTTCACCGGGCCTGTAACCCACGCCTGCTGCGTCGAGCGCTGTTCCAAGACTTCCTATCCCGCTTAGATCGATACCGAATTCACTCGCGTTTCTATAAAGTTCCGGAGCCGTGAAAATGCTAGACCTTAATTTTCGCCCTTGCGGGTCGTAATAAACGAGCTTCTGAACTTGTCCATTTTCCAGTTCGACACCTACACCATAACCCGAATTCGGATCGCGATAAAGGCTTGGAATCTGCTCCTCGGTCCTAGCACCTTGGCCCTGTGGTCCGTAACCCTGACGAATGTTTGTTAGCCATCCTGCGTCGTCCGCTGTTCGGGTGTAAGTTAAGTCTGTGCCAGGAACTGTTGAAACCGCAGTTTTCAACGCTCCGGTCAATGGTGCTGTGCTGGTACCGCTGGCTAAAGACCCTAAAGGTCCAACGCCCGGAACACCTCCGGCAGGAGCGCCCATATTTTCGTCGACCGTAGGAAAGTAGTCGTTAAAGCTTCTACCGGTAGCGCGTAAAATATCTTCATCGCGCACTAAGTATTTGGCCATCGCGGCCTTCGTCGCCTCCTCAGTGGGATTGTTTGCGAAGAAGTTACGAATATTTTCGTTCATCGCCTCAAGGCCCATACCGCCGGGCTCAATCGCGTAGTCGTAGGCGTATTTGGTCATTATTTCACCGATGTGCTAACAACGTTTACTAATTCAGCTGCCCAGTCTTTCCAGTCGTCAAAAACGTAAGGGCTAGGTACTGCATCCTTGACGAACACATCGATCCCGGCGAATCCTGCGGCCCAAGATTTCCAGTTGTCTTCGCTCCCTGGAATCTCGAGCTGCTGTGCACCATAAGCCTCGACCATGAGCGCCGCCCAAGAGTCCCAGGTGTGGTAGCGGGGGTCGTAAACGAGCGCCATCAGGAGTAACCTCGAACATCGCCAAGGTCTGCACTCAGCAGCAGCTTTCCGAGTTGGTAGTTCCCACCTGCGACGTTCGACACGAACTGCAGCCGAAGCTCTCGGCGTTGCTCGCGCAGGTCGATTTTGGTGGTGGAGGAATCGAAAGTGTACGGTCCGGTGGTGTCGTCCGACCCCTGTGCATAAGATCGACCCTTGACGTACATTTCCATCTCGCCGGAGAGAATAAAATCGGGTTCTACACGCTCCAGACGCAGCCAATTATTCTGGCCGGTCGGTGCGGGTTCCGAAGGACCACCCGAGACCCAGCCAAGGTCGTTGGTCTCGAAGTAAGACTCGATCGCAAGCGCCGAAGTGCCATCCACGGCGTCGGTCCCGTATTCGTGTTGCCACATAGTCACGTAATTTCCGACCGTAGCGACGGCGAGCACGAGTCCAGCACCTGCGGGAATGGAAGCGGACAGTACGTCCCCGACCGTGTAACCTTGCCCCGGATTGTAGATAATAGCCGAGGTGATAACACCACCGGCGACGATGATGTTCGCGGTAGCGCCCGTTCCGGTACCACCCGTCAAGGCTCGATTGTTATAAGTCCCGTCCGTGTACCCAGCGCCAGGATTAGTGATCGTGAGGCTCTCGATACCGTTCGCGGAGGTGATTTCATTCCCAGCTTCGATTGGTCGAGCGAATACCTGCGAGAAATACCCGGCGGACCTGCGTGCTCCGACCGCAGTACCCACGTCGTACCAGCAGTTTTCGCGGATGTTGTAAATCACCGCATCATTACATTCAGTGGCCGAAGACCCATTAGGGAAGAACCACCAGACCTCACCAAAACGGGGAACCTTGGTAACCCAGACTTTTTCGCGGAAGGTGTAATTCAGATTATCGAAGAAGTAATTCTGGTTGAACGGATTCGGAATCTCTTTCACCACGCCATTGTATAGCAGGAATCGATCAACGCCGCACCAATAGTAAATACCGTCGTATTCAATGACGCATTGCGAAGACATGATCGAAGACTGAGTCGAAATGATATCATAGCGCCAGTATTGGGTGACCGTCGTCGCGCCAGCAGTGATTGACGTCGGGACGTAGTTGACACGAATCAAAGAATCCAGCGACCAAAAAAGTCCCGAGGGTGAATTCGAGCCGCCCCGAACAGGTAATCCTTGAACGATTTTGCCAGTTGCGACGTTCACCTCGTTCGCATCAGCGGTGACCCAGTCCTGGAAATTACCACTCGAGCAGTTGCGAATCAAGCCATTGTTCCCATAGACGAACACATAGGGATGCAGGACCACCACGCCACCCGAGACGCTGACATTGTTGTCGAAGGTGAGTGTGGCTGCGCCAGTAGTCAAGGCATTGGTCGAAAATGTCACCGTGGTACTCACGACACTTACTACCGTGGTACCCGCCGCGAAATTAGTGGTCGGCCCTACAGTCTGTCCCGCACCGATAAGCGGATTCGCAGCTGCTATAGTACCTGTGTTTGAACCGGTGGTGAGAGTGACCGAGTCGGTAAACGTTCCGATCTTCCCAAGTGTGGACCCCGTGATGTCACCGGCCAGCACCGGGGTGTTCACAGAACTGTTCAGATCCGCAAGGTTTTGCCCTGGGTGTGCAAGAAGATAAGTGAGTCCGGAACCCAGAGTGTCCGTGAAGGAGTCGAATTGCCAGAGATTATTAGCGCTGGCCGTGAAATCGGTGAGTGTCATGTCGGACACCCCGGATCCCACACCACTGTTATCTACGGGAGTCTTTTGGAGTCCTCCCGAATAGCCAGTGAACACGTTATTCAGCAACCCTTGGGGGTTCACGAACATTCCACGCACCGGGCCACGAATCGCGCTTGTAATCTTCGAATACCCGCCGATCTTTCTGGGTCTTCCGCGTTGAAATCGCACCCATCGACCATCGGTGTAGTACAGCTTGTCGAAAAGCGTACCGTCTCGTTGAATCCCGGGCTTCGTATCTAGGGCGAAGACTTTAGAGGTCATTAAAACGCACCCCCGGCTAAGCCCTCAGAAGTCAAAAGGAACTTATTTACCCCAGTCACCGCGAACGCTAATTGACCCGCTGCGGGACGCCAAAGCCCAGTACCAGTTTCAGAGGCGAAGGATAGCGACGGTGCTGTAACAGTGCCGTCGACTAGAGTCACCGTCGCCGAAGTCACCGAAGCCGAACTCGCGGTGAAAAAATTCGTACCGTCGCAAATCACCGTGGCTCTGGTACCTTGTGCTACCGCAGTCGTAGCACCCAGGCCAGTGCTCAGAGTTAGCGTGAATGAACCCGAAGTCTGATTGTTCACTACGTAAAGATTCACGACCGGGGGGTAAATCACGGTCGCGTTACTGGTAAGAGCCCCGGTGAAGGTTTGAATGTTGTTTTGCGCTTCGCTTGAATTTAACGTCGTCGTGCCACCCGGAGCGACGGATTTTACTAAGGCTGTGAAAGCAAAGTTCACATTCACCCCATAACCGACCGTAATGTAAGCGCTGCCAGTACAAACGATGAAGGACGACTCTCCGGGGTTGAAGACCTTGGCGGATGCCCCATCAATTAGTTCGGCACCAGTAGTCGAGACCGTGAATGCGCCAGTGCCGTTATTTTTAAACAGCACGAACCAGTTATCGCCCAACGTCGATGCGGCGGGTAACGTGTAACTCCCTGCACCACCTGACCAGAGTCGCGTTTGTGCGCGATCGGTGGTAGCGAACGTACCGCCCGATGAAGCTGCAAGCACTGGGTGGCTTTGGTTTAACGTGGTCGTAATTGCCAGGAGCCCTTTACCCGCCAGTGCTGCCGCGTCAACCCCCGAAGATCCGATTCCAAATGCGATCACTCCCCAAGTACCCGCAGCGGTGGAATTCGTGGTGACGTAAATGTACTGCGCTTCTCCGGCAGCGATGGTAACAATTGTATTCCCGGCGTTATCAGCTACCGTGAAAGAACTAGCACCTAGGTTCCGTATCAGCGAGTCCGTGCCGTTCGACGTGGCGTTTGCGGCAGGCATCCGGAGTGTGAGCCCCGCCGTGGTCGGCAGTACTTCCATAATCCTCGAGGCATAAGTACCGGTATTACTATTGGCCAGGGGCCATTCGAGCGTGGTGTTCGCCGAAAGTGTGAACGATCGGTAGCTTACATCAGTAGGCTGGACGATGTCGCCGGTAAAGGGGGAAACGTAAGTTGGCATATCATGTGTCCACGGCTACGGCTTGACGATCGGCGATGCGGAGCTTGTCTTCGATCTTGAGTTCGGCGACGTATTTATCGTACATCGACTGCCAAGTCGGAATTCGGGGATCGTTCTTCAGGAATGGCATTGCTTGCAGGAGTGACCCATAAAGCATAGCCTGAGGTGCGTATTCGGTAAACCAGTTCGTTTGGTTCGTAGAATCAAGCGGCACTGGGCGTTCGTAATAAAGCACCTCGAAAGCGTAGGCCGCAGCTGGAGTGGGTCCAAGGAACCAGTGCGTGTAATCGTAGTCCGCGTAGTAAAGCGGCACGTCGGTCTCGGTGGGGTCGGGCCAATAGTTCCGTATGTACTCATAGCGACGCTCGAGCACCGGTCGACGGTCTCCTGCTACAGTCACATTTATCGACACCGTTTTGCGCCATCTCGCGGGTTTAGCTACCACCGGGTCACTTGCAGTAAGTGTGGATGTATCGACCGTGAGGTTTCCGAGAAATTTTATCTCTGCCGCCAGGATCTGCTCAGCTAACATGATGAACGTCGGAATCTTATCAATAGTGGCCGTATCCGTACGTTCCAAGTAGGATTGGACGTCTGCAGCGAGGCTCGTATAAGTCATCGTTACTGCCATGATTTTACCTCATGAGTGCGCACTCGGCTTGCCTACGGATCACCAGACCTCGTAACACTTTACCACCCCCTCGAGTCCAAAGCATTAACTGCTCTTTCGCAGCTTCCCATTCTTGCGCATTAATCTTGCGCCGCAGGGTTGAGGTTTGCAGTCGTCCGACCCCCAAATTGTAACAGAAATCGACTATTGCGTTCAATTTACCCCAGTCGCGATCTTTTACCGCAAGGGCGAGCAGGACCGGACAGGCCCGAATCGCCCCTGGGGCGTAGGTATGCACAAGCTCGTTCATTAGCAACTGCTCAGCATACTCCCGCGTAACCTCAGGATCATGCTGTGTGACGCGATCGCCGCTTTGGTAATAGGTTGAGCCATACCCGATCGTCCAAACGCCTGCAGGGCATAAATAAGGCTTTGCAGAAAAGCCTTCAAAGCGCTTGCAAAGCTCCTTGGCGAGGTCGAGCTTCACGCAAGGCCTCGAGCCTTCAGGGTGCGATCAAGGAACCAGTAATTAAACGTGCCAGAGACCAGCGCAGCAAAGTCTGGCGACATGATCATCTTGAAGACTTCCTGAACCGCGAGGCCCTCGCGGGAGGCGATGATTGCGAACCAGATATGAGAGGCTGACCAAATAGCCAGAATCCAGTACGTCACCACCGGCCGGACTGAGGCCGAAAGCGATGCCACCCAGCCGCCGGCAGCCTTAGCCATCTCGGTTTGCTGATTGATGGCAGCTTCGAATGCAGCCATAACGCCAGTATCGATTGCTTTATCACGTTCGGCTCCTATTTCGGCCAGTTTCATCTCGCCGCGAATCTGCTCAAGTTCACATTGGCGGTTGAACATCGAAAGCTCGTGCTGCCGTTCATTTTTGCGGTCCAAGAACTTCAAGACCTCCGGGGCCAATCGAAACAAGCCCCCGAAGATCGTACCGAAGATGCCGCCGCCAATCATGTCAAGCATTTAGATCCCCAGGATCTTCTTAACGAACATGGCCGCGACCCCTGGACCAAGCAAGACGGCAGCAATCGTGATGTAAAGCAGCCATTCGATATGCTTCATGCGCCTGCTGCCGTCACTGAGACGTTTCTCGATGTTCTCGTAGCGTTGGGCGCAAATCGCTTCATGTACCGACAGGCGCTTGTCCAGGTCGTCGCTCATTTACGCAGCCTCTTGTTCCTCGGTCGGTACTTCCTGCAGGGGCGTCATCGGGGGCTTTGCAGCCTCCTTCATGCCTTCGATCAGTTGGTAGACCTCTTGGTACGGGCGGGTGCCCAGGTATCCAATGATTTGATTAGCAAGTTCGATGGGAATGTGAAGTTTCATGTAAACCTCTTAGGTTGGTTGATAGGACTTACCGGCGGCGATGGCTGCGTTTGTTGCCGTGAGATCACGACCATCGAACCACCCCTTTGCAATCATAAGCTCAAGATGCTCGACGTTGCGATTGACGCAGTCTTGACGATCCTTTGCTGGCTCACGTTGCATCTGCGTACCGGCAACGATGGCGTTAATTAGCCATACCGAATCGCCCATCGCTGAGAAATGGCGGTCAAGTTCTGCTTGGTTGGGTACTTCTTGAATGATTTCAGGCATGATTAAGCTCCTTTGAGGGTTGCGATTTCAGCCTTTAACTGATTGACCTGTTCAGTCAAGGCTTGAATAGCGGAAACAAGATATGGGTCAAGATTTTTCCTGAGCACTTTGAGTGGCTCACCGTTGGTCAATGCCATCATATCTTCGCTTTTGTTTGACGTATCTTCAACGACTTGGTCAGGCAAAACCTCTTCGTACTCTTGAGCGATAAAGCTCACGTCATGCTGACCCGTGAGAATGTAGTCAAACTCGGTTGGTTTTAATGCGTTGATGATTTCAAGACCGTTGGTAACTGGCTGGAAGTTAGTCTTGATGCGTCGATCTGAAGTCGTGGCCCATGTTGAGGAATTACTGCGCTGAAACCAAGAGTTAGCGGTCGAAGTAGCATTAAGTCGAGCGCCCCAATTGCCGTTTTGTGAGCCAATAACTACCTGAGAGTTGGAGGTACGGAGGTCTAAACTATCTTGATTGCCATTCCAAGCAGCCAAAATTGTGTTGTAACTCCCGGTCATGTAATAACCCGGATCAAAACCAGCACCACCACCCGGATAAGAGCCAATAAAGACGTTGCTAACAGCAGTTGTTAAACTACCTCCAGTTGAACCGGGGCCAATCAAAATATTAGATTGACCGGTTGTTATTGATCCTCCGGCGTTGTTTCCACCTATAGCCACATTACCAGAGCCGGTTGTCACGATACCCAGATTTCCTGCGCCAAGGGCTACATTGCCACTGCCTGTCGTAAGACCCTGCAAATTACCACGATCAACGCCACCCTCGGATGGGCCGATGGCAATATTTGCGCCACCACTTGATACGTTTAGTAAGACTTTATGCCCATACCCCACGTTCTTAACGCCTGAAGTAAGACTGGTAGCGCCACCCCCAACTGCGGTAATGATGTTAAAGTTTCCGGTAATAGCGGAGGCTCCGTTTCCAACACCTCCGCCCATGAATATGTTGTAAGACCCGGTTGTAACGGCCTTTCCTGCTTCATACCCAACACCGACGTTACCTGCGCCGGTGGTGTTTGAACCTAATGCAGCAGTACCTACGGCAATGTTCTGTGAACAATTACCATTGCCACCAATAGCCGCTGTACCAATAGCAATGTTGTCGCTACCAGTTTGGTTAAAGCGAAGCGGCGAGGTAAAAGCACCATCATTTGAACCAATGGCAATGTTTCTATTACCAGTGGTATTTACAAGCATTGCGGATTGCCCAATAGCCACAAGCGCAATACCTGTAGTATTTGAAACAGCCGCATTAGCACCAACCGCAGTGTTGTAGTACCCGGTGGTGTTGACTTTAAGAGCGTTATAACCAACAGCGACATTCAAATTACCGGAGGTGTTGGCTTGGAGCGTAATTGCGCCAACAGCGGTATTTTCATTGCCAGTATTAGCGGCGCCGTTCATTGCACGAGCGCCAATTGCTGTGTTGTTATTTCCGGTGTTGTTATAAAGTGCCTGATAGCCTAGTGAGGCGTTGAAGTCCCCCGTGGTTCCAGAGTACTGGGAATCCTGGCCAATGGCAGTGTTGTAGGAAGCGGTGATTTTAGACCTCAGCGCCTGATTTCCAAGCGCCGTGTTGTAGCTGCCCGTTGTGTTGGCATACATCACAGAGTTGGTTGAAGTTCCAACGCCGCCAACCGCTGTGTTTGCTTGCCCTGTTGTGTTGCTATACAAGGCACGATAACCCATAGCAGTATTGCTATAAGAACTTCCGCCGGTTGTGTTGGAGTAAAGGGCTTGATAACCAAAAGCATCCACGCTTCCAGTAGTGTTGCTGTTGCCTGCTTGATAACCAACAGCAGTGTTGCTGGAAGCGGTGGTGTTGTCGTAGAGGGCTTTGTGACCTATCGCTACATTATTAACACCAGTGGTGTTTTTACCAAGGCCACCATTACCAACAGCAATGTTGTATGACCCGCTGGTATTTGACCAAAACGGGCTATATCCCGCACCGCCATCTTCAGTTCCAATCCCTACGTTTTCAGACCCGGTAGTGATACGCATAACAGTACCGCCAACAGCGGTATTTCTTGATCCTGTTGCGCTTGTTAAAGCGGCATAACCAATCCCTGTGTTAAATGTCCCGGTAGTATTTGCATTTAATACGTTTACACCAACAGCGGTGTTATAGGCTCCGGTAGTGCTGGCCCCGGCACCATACCCAAGCGCAGTCAGATAAGGCGCAGCACCGTTCGTTGTCATCTTCCCATACACCGTCCCCAGTGTGGTGGGCGTGGCTGCGGAGCCGCCGCCAGCCTGGGCCAGGAGCGTCACGACGCCGGAAGAGTTCTTGTAGTAAAGCTTGCCATCATTGTAGTTCAGTGCAAGCTCGGCACCATTAGCGGAAGAGGTAAGGTTCGCCGCCGAAGGGACTGCGGCAGCCGTGCCACTCGCGTAGATGAGGATGGGGGTGTAGCCTGACTGTGCCATTTAGAATGCACCTCCGTAGATGCCTGTGGTTGCTGTTACCGTCGTAAAGGTTCCGGCAGCAGCCGTAGTCCCGCCGATCGTGGTGCCGTTAATCGTGCCGCCCGTAATCGCTACGCTACTTGCGTTTTGCGTAGCCATGGTCCCCAAACCCGATACGTCCGTGTTGGGAATACTGGCCGAAGCCGTGAAGGCTGAAGTGCCGTTGCCTTTAACGTATCCCGTTAAGGTTGTGGCCCCGGTACCGCCGTTGGAGACTACAAGCGTACCGGCAAGGGTCAAAGTGCCGCTGACCGTTATGGGACTACCCGAGAAGGTAAGACCCGTTGTGCCGCCATCAGCAGAGACCGAAGTGACCGTACCGCCAAAAGATGGGGTAGCAGAAACGGTAATACCGCCTGCGGTATTCGTAATCGAGACGTTAGTCCCGGCAGATAGCGTATTGAGCGTGTAGCCCGAGCCGTTTCCAATTAAAAGTTGGCCGTTAGTGGGCGTTCCCGTAACCCCGGTGCCGCCGTACCCGATACCGATCGTCGTCGCATTCCAGGTTCCTGCCGTCAGGGTTCCAACACCCGTGATGCCGGTATAAGAGCCCGTAAGACGCGCCGTGTTGAGCGTACCTGAGGAGATGTTCGAGGCGTTGGTCGTGTCCGTTGTAGCCGACGCTGCAAGGCCAGAAACCTGCCCGGAAGTGATTGCAATCGACACGTCAGTCGCAAGGGTTAGCTGCCCCTGAGCGTTGACTGTAAAGGTCGGAACCGTAGCCGCACCGCCATAAGAGTTCGCGGTAACCCCGGTATTAGTGATGCTGAACTGCGTACCGGCAAGCGTAAGACCCGTTCCCGCGCTGTAGATCTGCGCAGACGATACTTGTGCAAAGGTGATCGCGGTCGTACCGAAAGTGATTGTTCCCGAGGTATTGCAGACGTAAGTCTCACCCGCGCCGGTAAGCCCCGAGGTGACGAAGAAAGCATCACCTTCACCGAGCGCGTTGGGGTCCTTCAGGCCGTAAGAGTCGGCGTCAGTCGCACGAGTGAGTACCCAAGCGGTCGATCCGTCACCAACCGTGGTGACCGTGTAAACGCCGTTTTGGGCAGGAGCGGCTTGGTTATAAACCAGGATACGGTCGCTGACCGAAGCTGTAACCCCATCGGGCGCAAAAGCCGCCAGGGTGCCTGCGTTGGTAAGCGTGGCACCGACGCCTGCAGTGCCGTTGTTGTAGGTCGCTGTCAGTGCGCTTGGCGCTTCGTACTTGACTGGCGTGTGATAAGTGATGCCAGAGGCTGCGATCGTGTCGACATACGACTTGTTAACGATGTCGGTTGCGTTCGTCGGGGTGGTGCTGATCGTGCCCGTCGTGGTCGTGACTGAGGTAAACGTACCCGCAGCAGGGGTCGATCCGCCAATGATGGAGTTGTCAACCGTAGCGCCCGAGATCGTCGCTGCGATTGAGCCGCCGGTAATAGAGACCGAGCCTGAATTCTGCGTGGACATCGTCCCCAGGCCGGTAATGTCCGTGTTGGGGATGGTCGCACTCGCAGTCATCGCGGTAGTGCCGGTGCCCTTTACATAGCCTGTTAACGTATTAGCGCCTGTACCGCCGCTACTTACGTTCAGGGTGCCGGCTAAAACGATGTTACCGTTGGTCGGCGTGGACGGAGTGAAGCCGGTAGCACCTGCGCTAAAAGATGGAACGCCTTCAGCCAATGCAAACTGCTGCCAAGACCCCGAAGTGTAGCCTTCAAACTGCGAAAGATCTGCGTTAAAACGAAACTGTCCATCTATACCACCGGGCCTTTGCGCCGTAGTACCCTTGGGTACTTGCATCGATCCCGTACCCGGAATCACCGGATCTGTAGCAATGGCGAGAGTAGGGTTTCCGGATACCCCATTTCCGTTTGTAACGTCTATCTGATTCGCGGTCCCCGCGATTAACCGAAGTCCAGCGGTGGTGCCTGCGTTGACGAAGGGAATTCCCGAACCACCAAGATTCGCGAAAGCCGCAGCGAGACCCGTCAAAGACAATTCGGGGTTCGCCCCAGTACCATCAGCGTTGGCAACTGTAAGACCTGCGCCCGAAGTCGCTATCTGGCGTGCGACGATGGTGGAAGCTCCGGATTTTACAATAATACCTGCACCTGCGGCCTCGAGCGATCCAGAAGCACCGTTCAGTGATAATCGCAAAAAAGAAAGCGCCCCACCGTCGGTTAACCCAAGTCCGGTGTTTACCGCGAAGTAACGGCTGTTTGATAACGAAAGCTCCTGATTTACGGTCAGGAACGTTTGCGTTTGACTAGGTGTTGCAGCTATCGCACCCGTGGTAGTCTGAACGGTTTGACCATTCTGTACGACCGGAACAATTTCCGAGCCTGTGATAGCACCTGCTGGAGGCAGCTGATTAATTGAGATTTGTGCGGCCATATCAGGTGCTCGGAGTCAAGGGGTTAATATTTCCGTTGTTGCCCGGGGTGTTGTTATTCTGCGTAGAAGAGATCTGCAGATTGTTCCCTGTGCTAGTAACCAAATATTCGTTCGTATCCGCCACCGATTCGTCTGGACGAGGAAAACGCAGGTTTATCCGCTCGGTTTTTCTGGCTGGTAATCGGTAGGGGTCGAACTGGTCGGCACAGCCCTGGTCGCACACCCGAAGTCCTGGGAAATTCGGATCCTTGCGCATGACCGAATAGAAACGCTTCATCTTGCATCGATCGCAAATAGCGATTGCAAGCGAGGAGTTTCCGGTGGTATCGAGAAAGATCGGCATTATCGTGTATACACGGCGATGTTTGGTGCCCAATAAATCGGGGACTTGTCGCGCTCTTCCTGCTCGGCCTCGTTAAAATACTGGTCGGCGAGTTCTTTCAGGTACTTCGCACGGTCTACGGCGACTCCAGGGAGCGAAAGCGACATATGCTGCGCGAGCATGTACTGAATGGCCAAGCACCACCGATCGGGGATCTCGAGCGTGTTCGAAAGCTTACCTACATCTTGGACAAGCCGCGAGTACCAGACGGTCATCTGAATAAAAGCATCGCTCGGCGTTGGCCACAAGTAGAGCGTGGGCTTCGGGATCGTGCGATCGAACCAATATTGGTAGGGCTGGTTCGCGGTGAAGTTTTTATTTGGCAAGTTCGTGTAGTCGTCGCGGTTCAAACGAGCCATCTGAATCTCTCGGCTATTATTACCCAGGTAGAACTCTCTAAGTGCAAGCGTGGTACCTCCGGAGGCCCGGACGCGGTATCCGGTGACATCCTGCCCTGGATCTATATCGGTCCAGAGCCACTGATTATCGGTGACGGTCACAGTCCCCAGGTCTTCGAGCGTATTCCAGGTCACTCCGAGATCGTTCGAGTATTCGAGAATCAGCGTCCAAACCGCATCACCACCCCCTGAAACATAAGGGAGAAGTCCGATTGAGCCTATGTATTCGGGGTTTCCTGAACCGTACTGGACTGAAATATTACCATTCGGCGACGTTTGCTGGCAGAAGGTGCTAGTATCACTATCGAAAGCAAAAGCCACCGTCCCACCCGCTGAGGTCGCGTACGTACCTGAGGGCCGATTCATCGTGCGGTAGAGCACATTCAGTGCATCGTTCGAGCCCAACGGTAATTCGTATTGGTATTGGTCAGGCTTGAGGCCGATCACGATCTTGTCGATCGCCCAATACTGGATGCCTTTGTTTATCAGCGCCGAGAGCAGAAAGGTGAGATTCTGCTTGGCGGATCGAGTCTGTTCGTTGGTAAGCTCTTCCGCGAGTTTACCGCACTTGCGAGCACCCTCGTCTATGAACTCTTGAACTGTTACTATTGTGGTGCCGACTGTACCCGAAGTCGTCATGAAAGTCCTTTACCATCCGGGGCATTTCCACCTGCGGAGACTTGCCTTGGCTCGTGGTGCATCACCCGATGCGTTCTTCACGACACCCGACATTCTAGCACAGAAACTATCCTTGCGTGAACCCCCTTGGGGCTGTGGGGCTTTCAAGTTCGATCCGGTTTCCCGGTTGTATTTAGCTCTTCCTTTTGCCGTGAGTCCTGCGCCCTCGGATGTCGCCAGCTTTTCGCCACGTCCGATAGCGAGTGAAACACCGCCGCGCTTGAGCTTAGCAGTCTTCGCGGAATCTCGGAAAGCCTCATCCGTTGGAGCACCAGCAGAACCGGGCTTACGCATTTTCTCGCCAGAGCCTTCAGCGATTCTAGCACGTTTCGCGTTGATATTGGCATAAAGACCACCTCCGGCCATCTTTTCGGGAAGCTTCCCGTAAGACTTCCCTTTGACGTTACTAGCAGTATACTCAGCAGCAACCATAGACGGGATTCCGACCTTTTTGGCGAAAGCGGGATTGTTCTCCGCCGCCTTCATCAGTCGAAATTGAGCCTTGGATTTGGCAGGCATAACCTACCCGCAGAATATGGTGATTGCTGCATTAGTAGGCAGCGTTGCATGAATATCTGAATTAAAACGTATTCCATTACCAGGAATTATGGTCGAAATAATAGCGGTATTCGTCGTTAAATTAAATCTTAACCTAACGGTTCCTGCAGCGCCACCGTCACGGAGGACGATCTCGCCAGCCACACCTCCGGGTCCTACTTGATAGCCGCCGAGGTTAGTGGCCCCACTATACACGGTTCCCGTTGCATCTGCGTGGGCCGAAAAAACATTTGTTAAGGTGCTCATCGCTTACCCCAGAGTTAGTGGGGGCCGAAGCCCCCGACTATTAACAAGCTACCTTACCGCCCCTCTTGAACGTCCCAGCTTCCTGGGAGATCGCGACAGGTTCAGAAGGTGCCTTTTTCGGCATCGCTACGGGTTTGCCTGAATCAACAAGACCCCCCGTAGCGTAGCACTTTTTTGTGGCACCACCTTTCTCATAAGCCATACCACCACCCATCATACCCTTTGCCTTGGCAAGAAATGCTGGCACTTTTTTGCCATCTTTCTTGACCATAGCCATGCCACCTTTCCTGTAACCGCCAGCGTTACCCATCTTAACGTCGCCAGTCGGGGCCGAATTGTGATCGGGCTTGGCCCCCACCACCTTCGTCGTCTTCTTGGTCATCGTCTTGATGATGCCGCCATTTTTGAAACCGCCCTGCCCGTCTACCACACCGCCGGTAGCGTACTCGCCCGGTTTCGTCGACTTAGCGACTCCGCCGGTCCTCAACCCCTTATGGGCTTTTGAGGCAGGTTTCCCTGCATGCGCCTTGAGTGCCTCCAATGCGCCACCCTTCTTACGCATCATCGGACGCCCCATTGGCATCGCGGGAGCGGGAGCGGGTCCAACACGGGGTACCGAAGCTGCAGCGGGAGCCGGAGTCTTCGCCATGCGACGAGCCGCCATAGCTTTAGCTGCTGCGGGGTTTCCCATTGGGGTGGTCGGAGGGGGAGTACCCGCTAAAGCGCCCATCGCGCCACCGATTGCTTTTCCCATGGGCTTGTGCCCCATTTCGCCGCCTTCCTTCATGAGCCGCTTATGAGAAGCTGAGCCTCCCTGTTTAAGCTTCAGCATGACTGAAGGCTCGGTAGTCATCATTTTGACCATTGGTTTGAATTGGCCCATGATGTCCCCTTACGCGAAGGATTTGTAAACGATCGTTACACGAGCCGCGCCAGCGGAAGCGGCAGTACCCGTTTGGCTGAAAGTCACAGTAGCGTAGTCCACGTCACTGTTTCCAACATCCGCCCAAGCGCTGTACACCCCAGTGGTAGCCACCGAAGCACGACCCGCTGATCCTACCGAGGTCGCGGCGACAAAAGCCGCAGCAGATCCGGTTTTTCCTACCGTAACGGTGTTGGTGGTCCCTGCGTTAAATGCCGTAGTCACGTCGATATTAATATCCACGATCTGTGCATTTTTCGGAAGAGTTCCAATCGTTACCGCAGAAGTATCGGTATAAGCAATAGTGGTCGTGATCGCGGAAAGTACTCCCGCGATGTTAGTCACCGAATTGTTGTACGCCATCGTCTTTCTCCTTGAAGACGAGGGAGCTTTCGCTCCCTCTTAGGTTTAGACGCCTGAAGTGCCGTACATGGCTCGGGGATCGGTGAAACCGACGTCGTAACGCTCGGTCGCCTTGTAGCGCATCGAGTCAGTTTCGAAATCGCCTTCCATCGTCTTCTCAAGCGCACGACGCATCATGAGCTTCATGCCTTCCGGAGCATCGGTCTGTACCCACCAAGCCGTGGCGGAGGTAAGACGCGAAAGAACTGCGGCACCCTCGTCGAGCAAGCCAATCGACTTGACCGGGTTGATGTCGTTGTTCGCGGTACCTGCACGGAGCACGGACTTGAGCAACACTTCGGCCTGGAAGACGTTACCGGGTGCTACCACCAACTGGCGGGGCACGAGGCGAATCTTCTTACCGTTGTTATCCACGGCCTGACGGACCTGGATCAACATCTGCTCAAGCGAGGTCTGCGAAAGGTTTGCAGCGGTCGTCAACTGGTTACTAAAGGTACCATTAACGATCGGGTGTGATGTGTTGATAAGCGACACACCATCACCACCTGGGTAGGAACTGTTGAAAGCACGGTTAAGCACGTTCGCCGAAAGCGTCTCTTTGGTCTCGATTAAAGACTGTGCGAGGTGCTTGGCGTAAACCTGACCGATCCGGATGTGGTCGCCGTCTTCCACGAGCACTTTGGTCAGCGCGAAGGCCAAGCCATAAACGTTGTACACGTAGCGCTTCAGGAAGAGCACGCCGCCCTGCTGATAGGTCACCGGAGTGCCATCAGGCAGTTGGGGTGCGGCACCAAATCCGTACAGGACTGGTTCTTCGTGGTAATTACGAGGAATGCCTTGTTCCTCGCGGAAGACTCTCGACCACTCGTCCTTGCGTTGCTCGTAAATACCGTCGAAGCATTCGTTAAGGATAGGCTCGACTATCGACCGAAAGTCGGTACTGCGCATCGGGGCTGCCATTTCTTAGCCCTCCTTAGATAGCGTTAGAAGCGGCAACGTACTGGCTCTTCGAAATCTGAGCACGTACGATGACGAAATTGTCGCCCCAGGCATTGTCCGGGTACGGCGCGATGTCGATAATACGCATTTGTGCGTTATTACCGGAACCGGCGAGCGTGTTGGACAGTGTGCACTGCGAGAGACCCGTGGTGGTGGAACCCGCCGTTGTATTGCTCAGGTCAGCCTCATCACCGATCGAGGTCTGGGCAAGGGTGCCGTCAGCCTGGATCTCGTACACGATGTTGGGGTCCTGGTAATAATAGGCGACGACCGAGCCCACCTGGAACGATTCACTGGCTGGCCAGTAATTCGAAACCCGGCGACGACCGGTAGAATCGGTCCACTCGACACCAGCGAAAGCGCCCAAGAAGGCGTCACCAGCGGCAGCGACCACGATGTAACCACCGGTGTTCATTTTCACGGGCTGACCCTTGAGAATGGTGGTGGCATAACCTAAAGAAACGTTTCCGGAAGTGGAAACGGCCTGAATACCGTTGGCAAGCGCGGCAGCTCTGTCCAGACCCGACGGGTGAAATGCTGGACGCAAGCCAAACGGAGCAGATGTTGCAGACATCGATATCTCCTAAA